CATATGTTTCTGGATGCAGCCCAGTTATCTTCAAAAGTGTTCTAACAGGTAAAACATCAATTGACTTAATGCTAGAAGTATTAAATAGCAATAGATATGAACAAGTTAAATAATAATTAAGAGGCGGTTATCCGCCTCTTTTTTGATTTTTTAATAAAATTATTATATAATTATTATATAAAAGAAAGGGTGATAATATGAAAGATTTTGAATTAGAGCAAATGGAATTGGATTTAGAAGAATTAAAAAAAGAAATTTTAGAAAAAAAGTATGAATTAATTTTTGACAAAACAGGACTTCAACCTAGCGAGATAAAAATTAGTAACATTTGGGATTGTGATAAATCTCCTATTGGATATTGTGTTTATGATAAAATAGAAGACCCTGCATATGATTGCTGCGTTTTCTGTGGCGCACCAGATGACAGAAAATAGGAGGAAATATGAAAAAGATTTGTCAAACAATTAAGTTAAGAAAATTAAAAACCGAACTAACAAAAGATAGCTTAAAAAATTGGGAAGGGCATGAATTCTATATTCTTTATAACAACCAAACTTGGGAACATGCTATGTGTAGAGAAGAAGTATTAAGAGCTATTGAAAAAGACCATATTAAACCTATTCATTATATATTTGACGCAACCGATAGAATAATTTTAAATAGAGATATAAAAATAGATATAAGTAAAATATAGGAGGAGATTAAAATGTTGAAAATAATTTATAAAAGAGAACCGTTTTATACTGATAATGGTATCAATGACCCAACTACAACTAATTTGGAAATTGAATTTGAACAAGATTGCACTTATACCGAAATGATTGCAAAGTTTATGCAAGTGCTAGAATTTATGACTTTTCCTAAACCTTCAAAGACAAGTTGGGAGCATATGATGGATGCTCTAATATGGGAAGGGAAAATAGAAGATGATACAAAAGAGGAAGGGGAAGAATAATATGACAGAGGAATTAATAAGAAATATTCAAGAACATATAGAAGATAGTCACAAGATTAAAGAAGAAATAATTGCTCATATGGATTATCATATGTTTGTTGCAAAAATAAATGAAAAAGAAAGCGCAACCGATATATTAGATAGTATATTGTTTGCTATTGGTAAAACAGCAGACGATTTAATTATTAAAGATGAGCATGAATTAATAGATTTAATATATAGCAAAATGGATTGGCTAGGTTAGGAGGTTTTTTATGGACATAGAAGATATATTTGTTGGGGTTGCCGCAACAATGATATTATTGCTAGGAATAGTAGGAATATATGTTATAATATTTGGAGGCCCTTGCGCATCAATTTATGAATATACAGATTTAGATAATAATATAGCTCAAGCAGAAAGTTGTTGGAGTGGAAGAGGCGGGCTAGTTTGTGAAACTTTTGATGGAACAACTGTCCAAGTCAAGAATTATAAAATTATAGGTTCAAAATGTAACAAATAAGCACTTTAAGTGCTTTTTTGATTTTTAATAAAATAAATGATATAATTTATATATAAATGAAAGGAGTGTTTGAAATGGATTTATTTGCTTATATAACTAAACAAGATGAAGAAATTTCTAAATATATTGATAAATATTATGGAGATATTCCTCGTTGTAGAGGTGTTCGTTTTATGAAAGTTGAAATGCCTATTGAAAATGATGGTGGAGAAGATTCAGAAGTATTTAATCAGTATGTTGGGCAAGATGTTATTTATATTCATACACGATGTGGAGATTGCGGTATGGGGTATGACGACCCAGATAGCAACTATGTATATTGTGGAGCCGATGTATGGGAAGAAGAACATGAAGATTTATTCTTAGACCATGTCACTGATGACTTCGATATGACATATTGTTCACACTATTTTAAAGCAGTAATTGATAATGATTATAATAAAATTATTGAAAAATTAAAAAGCCAAGAATAAAATGAAAGGAGGGCAATAAAATGGAAAGATGGTTCGTTACAGGAGATTGCCATGGAAATTTTAATCGCATAATTCAATTTATACAAAAGTTCGATTTAAGAGAAGGCGATAATATAATTGTTTGCGGCGATATGGGGTTATATTGGCTTAAAAGTCAAGCAGACGCAAAAGAACATATCAAGACATATGAAGCAATGTGTCATGGAGTTAATTTATATTGGATAGATGGAAACCACGAAAATTTTGATATAATCAAGACATTTGGTAAAGAACCATATAATTGTTCTCCACATATTATTTATATGCCAAGAGGTAGCGTGTTAAAAACATCTATTGGTAAAATGTTATTTATGGGTGGCGCTGATAGTGTTGATAAATATTGGAGAGAAGAACATATTAGTTGGTGGAAAGAAGAAAGAATTACTGAAGATGACATAAAAGGTATTACAGGGCATTATAATTATGTATTTAGTCACTGTTGTCCTTATGACATTTTTGTAAATAATAAAGCGCACTTATGCACATTAAATAATATCAATGAAAAAGTTGCTATTCACGATAGTGAAAAAGTATTAGAGCAATTAAAGAATAACATTACATATGACTATTGGTTTTTTGGTCACTACCATGTAGATGCACATATGTGGCCTACTAATAGTGAACCAACTCAAGAAAGATGCGTATATAATGATTTTGTTGAAATCAGTATGGGAAATCCTGAATAAGAGGAGGAAGAAATGGAATTAAAAATTGGAGATTTTGTAAGAGATAAATTGGGACATATAGGTCAAATTAAATCATTTGAAACTGCGTATGACTTTACTGCATATACAGACGGAACACTTAGCGACCCAGAGGAAGAATCTATAGTTTTTCTTACAACATATAATCATTATGGGGATGAGCCTGATGAAATGGTTGTTGACAACATAGTTGAAAAAGCTGATAATATATTAGATTTACTTAAACCAAATGACCTAATTCTTATAGATATAGATAATGGATTTGCAGGTGGACTTGTGGTTCCGCGCATTCCTGAAACACAAGCAGAATTAGATAAAATAGTAAACAGTTTTAGAACTGGGTATAATACATTTGCAGGTGTTATTGGTTGTGAGAGTTGGATGCATGATATTGAATGGACTCCCGAGTATCATAATTATTGGGGCGATTAAAGCCTCTTTTTTGATTTTTAATAAAATAAATGATATAATATATATATAAAGAATGAAAAATATAATAAGGAAAGGGAAGTGATTATTATGTTAAGAATTCAAACTTTAGTAGATAAATTAGGTAAAGAATATGAACCTATGATAAATCAAATCAAAATAGCAGAGTTTACAAAAACTATTGCGCAATTATCTAATATGCAAGTAGATAGAGTTCCTGACCAAGTAATAGAAGAATATTTAACACATTGGGCTATTAACAAGTTTCGTTTCTTTAAAATGCTTGGAAATAAAACTCGTGTAGATATACCTTTTATTTATGAAGATGAAACAAAAGATACTTGGCAAGAGATGAGAGAATTAATCCCAGATTATCCAGCATATGCGCCTTGGATATATGAAATGTCTAATTTTAAGACTAATAAAATAGACGCTAGTAAATGGGATTGGCGCGATAAGATAATGGAATATTTAGAGGAGATAATTAAAGACGGTCCAGTTAGAAGAGTATTATCTGATATGTCTATTACTACATTTTTTAAAAGACAATTAAAAGCACCAGATGACTTAGTTACTAAAATAGGGCGCATATATGAAAATGAAGAAATTAATGCTACATTCACTATTTCTATTGACCCTGTTGATATGATGATGGCTAGTGAAAATCCATATAAATGGACTTCTTGTTATAGACTTGAATTAATGAGTGATTCACATGCTGATGGTTGCTTAGCCGCAGTATTAGATTCTAGCTCTTTAATAACTTATGTATGGAATAATAAAGGTAAATATAACCTATATGGAAATTTTGATATGAAGGAAATCCGCTATTATAGAATGCGTGAATGGATTTGTATAAGTGATAATTTTGCTACTATTCACTTTAACGCAATCTATCCAGGTAAATCTAATTATAGCCAAGACTTAGAAAAGAAATATAGAAATGTTGTTGAAACATTTGTTGCTAAAGCAATGTTCCCAGATGTAGAAAATATATGGGCTAAAACTGATGATGCCTATTGTGAGAGAGAAAATCCATATGGTTATGGAGAATTTAGCGAGTCATATATGTGGACATTAAAAGGACAAAAATCTCAAAGTATTAGAGCATATGATAGAGATATTACATGTCCATGTGGATGTGGATGCACAGTTCCAGGAACTGATGATGGGGACGATGGATTAGAATATAATGGAGATGGATACACATATGAAAATATGGTAGAGCGCTATTGGTGTGATAGAATTGATGACTATTGTGACGACCAAGACTGCGAATATTGTTCAGCATGGCGTAGAGATAATGCAGTATGTGAATTAGATGAAAATGAATATTGTGAAGACACATATGAAGCAGAAGCAGAGGGATGTTTTGATGCTGATGAAAGTAGAATAGTACATTGTGGAGACCATTGTGAAGGATGTCCATTTTACAAGTTGCATCACCCAGAAGAGGAAGAAGAAGAAACTGAAGAAAAAGAGGAAAAAATAGAAATGAGTTCAAGTCCATTCTATATAAATGATAATGATATTACTACAACATCACAGTCAAACTTTGTTATAGAAGGCTTTGATAATGTTATGCAAGAAATATCTGGTTTATCAACATGGAACAATTCGAACTTATATCTTACAATGAATTTAAATACATACGAGAATTTTAAAAACCATTTTGAACAACCTCAATATACTTCTTTTAATGCAAATCCTTCTTCTATATATGGGATACCAATTCAACTTGAAGCTTTACCAGATAATATAGTTGGTGTTATGGAAACATATAGTCCGCCAGGAACTGTTTATACAGTAGCTGCAAGAAAAATGACAATGAAAATTTAAGGAGGCGCCAATGGACGCAAATCAACTAACAAAAGAAGAATTAGACAGATACCAACAAATGACACAAGAGGTATTAGATTATATAATGCAAAATCAAGATAATGAAATTGCGCAGCATATATTAGAGATTATCCGCAATTGGTGTTGCTAATTTGAAAAATTATAAAAAATATAATATAATAAATATATATAAATAAAGAAAGTTTAATTTTATTAGACTTTCCTATTGATACATAAAATATTATTTGTGTATCAATAGGTGAGCCTAATAATAAGTGAAAACGCTTCGGCTTATGGTCAGTAAGAGACCATATAAGTAGCTTATTAACTGCGATAGCGAGGCTGTATAAAGAAGTATGCGCAGTATTGGAACAACTCATCACACACAGAACAAGGTCTGCGGAATTCGAGCATATAGTTTAGTTTTAAAACGCCTATTCACAGGGAGTCCCCGGTGTAAGTCCGGGTAACCGAGTTTCCGCAACCAAAACATTTTCACTATTGATTTTTTATAAAAATTATTATATAATTATATTGTAAAAAAGAAAGGAAAGATGAAAAATGTTAAATCAAGCAATTTTAGTTGGTAGAGTTTATGATATGAGTTCTACGGATTATATCATGGTAAGTATCCCAAGAAGTTATAAGAATGAAAATGGTGAATACGATAATGATATAGTTAAGATTACTCTTGAAGGAACTATCAATGACAACACTCGTGAATATTGTCATAAGGGCGATATAATCGGAGTTAAGGGTAGAATTAGAGTTGACGAAGATGGAATGAAAATTGTTGGAGAAAAAGTGACTTTCTTAACAAGCAAGTCAACAAATGATGAAAATGAAGAAGAATAATTGATTAATTTAAAAATTTATTATATAATATATATGTAATAAATAAAAGGAAACTGCATTTTGATTAGTTTAAGGATGCACAGTACACTGTGGAAATGAGGTTGGGTGTATAAGAGAAAACATATAAATATTTTTCAGGCTTCCTCTACTAAAAGGCGGCAGCCAACCCGGGTGATGTGAGAGTAATTAGCTCATTATAAGTAGAGGCGGGCTGAAAGATATTTATTGATAATTTTAAAAAATTATTATATAATATATATGTAAATAAGAAAAGAAAAAACAAAAAGTTGCAAAAAGAAACTTACTTGAAAAAATAAAAAAATTATTATATAATATATATGTAAAGAAAAGAAAAAGAATAAAAATTAAATATAGATTGAGTTTGCGAAACCCACTGAGTGAACAGGGTAATGCTTAAACAGAGGTTCTCATTAAAAAACTACGGCAATAAGTCCACTTGGCAAAAGCCGGTAGGCTCTCCACCTAGGGAAGCTATGGAGTACATTGGGTTAGATAGAACCTGCAACCGAAAAATGCAAAAGTCTATCACTTAACTAGGCATATACGCAAAAAGGGTGCGTTTATGATAAAATCCATATTAAATATGAAAGAAAGGGTAAGAGGTGATTTAAAATGGAAAGAACAAAAGACACAATGACTAAGAAAGAGAGATTTGAAGTATTAAAGAAAGTAGCTATGGGAGAAGTTACATTCGGAGCTGACGAAGCAGCTGAATATGTAGCATTCTTAGATAGACAAATCGAATTAGCTTCAAAGAAAAGAACTGGAGAAACTAAAGTTCAAAAGGCAAACAAAGAGTTAGTTGAAATCGTTTATGATAAACTAGCTGAAATCGGTAAAGCAGTATCAGTTACTGAATTATTCGAAGGATTAAAGGAAGATGAAAGATTTACATCTGCTCCAAAAGTAACTGCTCTATTAACATCATTAAGAAAAGCAGGAAGAGTTGCTAGAACTGAAGAAAAAGGTAAAGCTTTCTATAGCATAGCTGAATAATAAAAATGAGAACTTCGGTTCTCTGCTCACTAGATACATATGATGCTTGTGTATCTGGTGAGCAGAGAATTGAAACCTACAATACAATTCTCACTCCAACCAATGAGAGATTGGGATGCGTAACATATGCTATAAGTATGTTGGTTCAATAGGTAGTTGTCCATAAACAAGCCTATCGGTTTGCAAACCCGAGAGAGTTGCCGTATTTAAGAGCTTCTAGGTCGTTAAGAAACTCTCCGGTCTGGACTACAAAAGACATGGTGACGTGAGGAGATATTAGTAGGAATATCGCCTAGTAGTCAAGCTAGCTAAATTGAGAACTTCGGTTCTCTAATTACTGAATATAGTGAGTGCTGGGAACGATATTTATATATAAATGATTTCTAAACGCCACAATGAAAAGCGTGGTAACTATGTTCGGTAATTAGAGAATTGATACCTATTACAAATTCTCTCTCTGTATAGCCGAGAGTATATAAGGGCTATCGGTTTACAGCTTTACGTTGAGAAGGCTGAGGTGTTTAAAGATTCAACCAGATGAAATCTTCCGGTCAATGCTAAACGACAAGGTAAAGTGATATGTTTCGATAGGTAGAGGCATATATTAGCAAATACATTGAGTGGGACGCCACTCCTTTTTATTTGCAACAAATGTGCGCAATCGCGCCATATGATACAATGTCTGGGTCAATGAACTTATACCGGGTAACCGCAAAGTTAGTTCAGTTAATTAGATTTCCTATTGACAAATTTTTAAAAAAATGATATAATTATATTGTAAAAAATAAAAAATTATAAAAATTTTTTACGGGAAAGGTAAGAGGTGAAGAATATGTTTGAATATGTTGTAAATGGAAAAGTTGTAGACATTACATTAGAGGGTGGAAAAGTTGTAAAAGCATCTACTGAATATCTAAATAAGATGTGCGACAACTTAGATATTGATTTTGATGAGGCTGTAAACACATGGCTTGAAGATGAGGATTACTTAGTTAATGACGAGCAAGTTGAATTAACTGAAAAAGCAAAAGAACACAAAGAATTAGTAGGGGCTAAGAAAGCTGCTAGAGCAACTAAGAAAACTCAAAAGGAGCGTGTCGTAAAAGAAAATCCAACTAAAGAATTAGTAATCACGAAATTATTTGAAGCAGTTTCTGCTATTGACGGTGCTACTGACGTAGTTGTTGAAAATAAAGCAAAACTAATCACTTTCAAATTAAATGGGGAGGATTTTAAAATCGACCTTGTTCAAAAAAGAAAAGCAAAAAGTGAATAAAATATTTCCGCCTATTCAAAAATGGGCGGTTTTTGTTTTTGAGAAAAAATGATAAATCTCGAAAAAACGGGAGCAAAGTAGCGCAGGACAAATTCAAACAAAAAAGTTGTTTGAATTTTCAAATATTGTTAACCGGGGTGATAATATGACTTTAAAAGAGGCGGCAGCTCGTTTCGGGGTATCTGAAACATCTTTAACGGGGGCATTTCCGCGCACACAGAAATCAATTTTAAAAAAATGGGGGGTACATTTAATCAAAAAGGGGCGTGGTTTGGGGGCTACTTATGAGGTACAGGAAGACAGTAGCGACAGCCGCGCATTAACCTTATTTGATGAAGTGAAAGATAATATTAGCTTTGATGAAGATAGCGTTAAACTAATGACTTGACCATTCCTAGTATTCTTAACTATTGTATCAACACCTATGTTGGTATTTCGCGGAAGTTATGAAGACTTTTTAAACTATATACAATTGACGCCGAGTGAGGAGAATTTAGCGGAATTGCGCATAACATTACAAGAACTTATGGATAGAGAGTATATATCATATACTATTGATAAAACAGATAATAATTATTTTGTAGCAGCTTTATACCGTAAGCGCGAAGAACAAATGCATATAGGTATAGGAATGGTAAGAACATGTAAACAAATAGCAGAAGAAGCGCATAAGCGCAGTTGAGTACCAACATTAAAAACATGGATAGGTATGCAAATGATGGCAGAGCGCAAATTATTTAAAATGGAAGATTTAGCGCAAGCAACTGGATTATCACCTTATCAAGTGCGCGAAAACCGCAAATTATTAGAAGATAATGATATATTTAAGACTACAAAGGTATATGCAGATTATCAAACATGTATAGGTAATACAGTAGAACTTAATGGTATATACAACGAATAAAAAAAAGTAATTGTTTTGTTTGAGTTTAATACTTTTTCTTGAACATATATATATTATATATATCTTCAAGAGTTTCATATACTTTCAAACAAAACAATTACTTTTGCTACAATAATTTTATTAGATTTAGTATTTTAGATATTTTATCATGACTTTAAGAGTTTTATATACTTTCAAACAAAATATTTAGGTTTAGTAGACATATATAGTAGATAATAGATGATTAATACATAGGTAGGTAGTATATAGTAAATAATGTAGATAGTTATTATTTACTTGCTATGTTGGGTGGCCCAGGTCCACACCTATCTTCATTTACTTTCTTCGTTATCGTTTTCATTATCATCATATAATTTTCTTAATTTAAAATTCGGTACCTGTTCATTACGCCACAAAAGTGGCGTTTTTATTTTGCTTTAATGTTTTATTATTGACAAAATTATAAAAAAATGTTATAATTATAATGGGAGAGTATTATTATTATATATATTATTATATATATATCATCCCAATTATATTATATCATAAATTTTTAATAAAATAAATATATATTATATATATTATATATATGGTGCGGTTAACTCCATCGATGAACATGTACCCAGGCCTGCGCCTAAATTATCAACTTTCACTATTGATAAGTTGCATATGCGCAACCCCGGTTAATGAACCTGGGTCTGGGTCTGAGTTTCGGGAAAAATATGGCAATTAATCCACCAACTTTCGCCATATAAAAATTCCATATGGTGGGTCCTGGCGGAAAAAACGCCTCAAGGCCGGCGAGGCCGAGCCGTTGAGTTTTAGGATAATGCGCAAATGCGCAAATCTTACTTTTTCCTATTGACAAATTCTAAAGTATGTGGTATAATAAAAATTGGGGTGAAGCCGGCGAATGCGAGGCGAGGGGTGTAAATAAATGTAAATTCTCTGCTATTTTGGTGCTAAAATTGTTAAAAAACGTAAAAATGTACACAAACTATACACTTTTTGCGCCAAAAATAGCAAAAATGCTCTAATTTTGCAATAAAAAAAGTGCTTTTTGGCACTTTTTTGTTACTTTTGCGCTTTTTCTTTGCGCTTTTGTACTAAATCAAGTTTAAAATCTTCATTATTTAGTGTAAATGTTATTAATTTTGCTTTGTTTTCTACATTTACATTTGAAATGTTTTCAATTTCATTTAGCGCACTTACTAATCTAGTGATAATTAACTCTTTTGTAGGGTTTTCTTTGACTACTCTTTCTCTTTGAGTTTTCTTTTTTGGTTTTTCACTTTTAGCAATTACTTTTACATTTGCTTTTGCGCTTTTATCAAGTTCTTCTTGGTCTTCGTTTGTAATGTAGTCATTGTCTTCAAGATACATTAACAACACATCTTCTAAATCAGTTTGTAGGTTTTCCATTGAGATTTGCGCCCATTTTTTATCAACCTTTACAACCTTACCATTTTCTAGTGTTATTTCATACACCTTATCTAATTCTTTGTAGTCTTTCATTTTTATCAACTCCTTACATTATAAGTATATCACTATTAGAATAGTTTGTCAATAGCAAGTAGCAATTTTTTTAACTACTTGCTATTGATTTTTTAACTATTATTTTATTGAGAAATATGCTTTTCTCTTTAATTCAGTTCTAGCAACTCTTGTATCGTTATTTAATAGATAAGATACTTTGCTAGTAGATAAAGGTTTTTCGTTGTTATCTTCGTCCTTTACACGAATTGAAGCAACCTCAGGAATTGCAAGGATTTCGCTTATTGTCATTAATTTATCTTGTGCTTTTAAGATTTCAACTAATGCATCAGCAATTTTAGTATTTTCTTCGGCATTTGCTTTTGCTCTAGCGCTATTAGCATTTTTCTTGTTGTCTAATATTCTTAATTCATTTTGTAGATAATTTGTATAATCTACATTAGCAACAACGATTTCCTCCTTTAACATTTTTTCGATTACTTGTCTTTTTGTAAGTTTTTCCATACTATCAATCTCCTTTCCTTACATTATAAGTATATCATATTGTAATAAATAAGTCAAGCATTTTTTTTATTTTTTTGTTTTTTCTTTTTGCTTTCCTTTTCTTTATTACACTTATATTATACTATAAGTATTTTATTAAGTCAAGCATTTTTTTAACTTTTTTAATTTTTTTTATTTTTGTAATTTTGCTTTCCTCATTTATTACATTATAATTATATCAAAATATTTAAAATAAATCAAGCATTTTTTAAAAAAATTTTTTATTTTTTTTAACATTACAACGCTGCCTGGTGTGTCGTGTTTTGGGAAATGTAAAAAAGTGTAAAATTTGAAAAAAAGTATTGACTTTTTTCTAAGGTGTGGTATAATAAAAAATCGGCTCAAACGCCGCCAGGCTCGAGACGTCAAATTGTGTAAAGTAACATTTTTTGACAAAAGAAAAAGCGCATTAGCGCAATTTCTTTACAAGTGTTTTACATTGCTCTTGATGAGATAGGTAGTAGTCAATTCCCCATTGAGTAGCAAGACTTTCGCACTCTATTTCAAAATATCTTTTAAAATATTCTTCTTTTGTAATAGCACCATTATCATAGCCAATTTCAAGAGTAAATAATTCAATAGCACGATTATCACTTAATTCATCATCTTCAGTTTCTAGGTGTCCTATTTCGTGAAGAAATGACATTAAGAAAGTATCTATTTCAATTTGATATTTATTTTTTATGTAGTCCATAAATAATTGGTCATCTTCTTTGTTTTCATTAAAGCAAACCCAAACTTTACCATTTTCCCAATCACTTGTAAACTCTTTTTTATCGTGTAGCACTTTGTAATCTTTATTTATAGTTTTTATAAAGTCATTTAGTATTTTTAATTTTTTCATACTCTATCACTTCCTTACATTATAATTATATTATATTTTAATAAAAAAGTCAATACTTTTTTAAATATTTATATCGTCAAAAGCCCTTAGCGCATTTGTAATTATTTCTAAGGCGTATAGTAAAGCATAAAAATATTGCGTATCACTTTCTCCATTAATGTTATCAAAAATAACATTCATTATTTCATTGTTTAATTTATTTCTTAATTCTCTTTTTTCTTCAATAGTCATAATCTCAACTCCTTACATTATAATTATATCATATCTAGTAAAAAAGTCAATAGAAAAATTAAAAAAGTTTTAGGAAATTACTTGACGCGCAAATGTGTAAATGTGGAATGTAAAAAAGTGTAAAGCTGTTGTTTATGGTAAAAACGTTTCGTGTGGGCAGCGCACGAAACGTCAAGTAAATGTAAAGTAAAAATAAAAAAAGAGAGTTGACACCCTAAAGTGTCAACTCTAATCTTATTTTACACTGAAATATGCTTTTTTCTTTAATTCAGTTCTAACAAATCTAGTGTCATTGTTTAAAATGTATGATACTTTGCTAGTAGATAATGCTTTGTCATTTTGTTTAGTTTCATCATTATAAACTTTAATTTCACTAACTGTTGGTAATGCTAGTATTTCACTGATAGTCATTAACTTATCTTCATTTTTTAAGATTTCAAATAATGTGTTTGCTAATTTAATGTTTTCACTAGCAGTTTTGCTTGTAGCACTTGAGTTCTTTTTGTTGTCAAGTATTCTTAATTCATTTTCAAGATAGTTTTTGTAGATTTCATTTTCTACAATTAAATCTTCCTTTAGTAATGCGTTGATTACTTCTCTCTTTGTTACTTTTTTTGTTTCAGCCATTTTAATCATCTCCCTTTCTTTTTTTGGCTTTGTAAATAAGTTCTTTTCTTATTTACATTTATATTATATCATAACTAATTTATTAAGTCAATACTTTTTTTATTTTTTTTAACTTTTTTATTAGTTATGTTATAACCATTTCTTAACTTTTTACATATTTATTATAACATTTTATTTTAAATAAGTCAATAGTTTTTTTAATTTTATTTTTTTATTTTTTTAACTATCTCTCTCATTTATTACATTATAATTATATCAAATTATTATAAATAAGTCAATAAAAAATTAAAAAAAATATTATTTTTTTACTTGTCAGTTTTGGGAGTAAAGCGAAGTGTAAATAGAATGTTTGTTCGATGTAAAAAAATGTAAAGCTATTCTTTAACACAAAAGCGTCGCGTGACCTTTGACCACGCGACGCCGAGGTAATTTGTAAAGGGTATGTAAAGTAAAAAAGGGTGTGTGCGCATTTGCGCAAATCCATATTTTTATTTCTTTTTTATTTTACATAATTATTATATCAAAAATTTTTAAAAAAATCAAAAAATAGCGCAAGCGCGCTATTCAGTATATTTCTTTAATCTTAATTTTAATTCATTTTTTAATTCGTTGTCAGGTATTTCATAATAAAACCCTCCACTAGTCCATTTTTTAAATATTGAGGCTTTTATTGTTTCAGTTGTAGACCCAATAATTCGATATTCAACTAGCATTGTATCACTTGAGATTTGGTTAAAAGATATTACTTGAATTGTTGTATAATAAATTATGTAATCATTATATCTATCATGGTCTTCTTCTTTTGTGTAGTCTTTAAAGATACAAGGTGTTGTTCCAAGCATTAAATCAAAATCTACACTATTAATTTTTAATTTTTTGAAATAACTTTCTTCATTACTTCTTACTATTGGTTTATAATCATTTATGTTTACTTCATTATGATTATTTGCACTAGCGCTTGAACTTGAACTTGACTTTGCATAAGCAAAACTATTAAACATTTTTATCACTCTCTTTCCTTACATTATTATTATCTCATAATTTGAGTAAAATGTCAATACTTTTTTAAAAAACAATGCGCAAGGCTAGGTTGTACCCAAGGTACAACCTCAAAACGCCTAGATGTCAAATATTAGTTTAGTGCAACCGCACTCTTTAGCAAATTCATTTACTTTTGCTATTGGTGTAGTTTCTTCAAAAGTTTCAACTACAAATGTAAACCCATCTTCAATTTCCATTAAAGAAAAAGTTCCTTCTAGATTTCTAAATAAATACATTGTTTTCATTATCTCAACTCCTTACATTATAATTATCTCATACTATTGATTTTTTGTCAATACTTTTTGTAATCTTTTTTTAATTTTTTTAAATTCTTTTTTTTCAAGAGTGTAACAACTATGCCAAAGATATTTATCTTCTAATTCTTTTAAAATATCCCATAATTCTTCCCAAAATTTTTCTTCCATTTTAATCACCTTTCCTTTACATTATAATTATCTCATACTATTGACTATTTGTCAATAGTTTTATTTAATTTCTTTTTTAATTATTTGAATAAAAGAACTAAATTCATTAAAATTAGAGTCAAACCATTGAAAATAATCTTTTTCATCTATTTCAACATCATCTTCTTCTATTTTTAATTTAATATTATTAAAATATTCTAATGCTTTCTCGTAAGTTTCAAAAAGATTGCAATCATTTTTTCCACGTACATTTTCTTCAAATACTACATAAACATTTTTTTTCATTTTTATCAACTCTCTTTCTTACATTATAATTATCTCATACTATAAGAAAAAAGTCAAGTATTTTTTGCAATTTTTTTAAAAAAGTTTTGGGAAGTGACAACGCGTCCTGGCGTGTCATTTTTCGCTTGACAAAAACTTTACATGTAAAATCAGTGTAAAATGCGGCGCGCATCGGCCATTTGCGCGACGCTCGCGATACACCTGGCAACGTTGTTCTAAATTTTAAGCACAAAAAAAGCACTTGCTAAGCAATTGCTATGTTGTATTTTAGTGCTTTAGGGTTAGCATTGCGCCCTTTTAATTTCTTGTTAGTTTTTCCTTTTCTAGCAAGATTTTGTGCTGTTCTCATAAATTGAGCAGCGTTTTTGTCAACAACGATTTTGTTTACTACTGGTCTTCTTTTAGCCATTGTAATCACCTTTCCCTTTCCTTTATTACAATATTATTATATCATTAATCTTCTAATGTGTCAATAGTTATTTTAATATTTTTTGAATTATTTTTAGTTTCAAATGAATAAACTTTATCTTGTGTAATAATATTAATAATTTCATTACCATTTAAAGTTCTCCAGTCATCAATAAGTCCTTCCATTTTTAAAACGTCAAGAACTTTTTCAAGAATTAATTCATAATTAACATTTTTCATTTTATCATTTCCTTTCTTATTACATTTTAATTATATCATAATAAAATTAATAAGTCAATACTTTTTTTTGTAATTTGAAGAAGATTTTTTAATCTTCTTCAATTACTTTTGCGTAGTCTTTCCAAGTTGGTGCTACATTTAGCGCAACCATTGGGTTTCCTAGCAAGTCCATAGACTTTTTGAAGATTTCAATTTCAATATCAATATCTTCAAGTCCTGTGTGCGCCTCTTCAAAATTAGGGTTTTTTGTTAGATAACTATAAATTGCTTGAGCAGTTGTGCGCACTCTTCCACTATTGGTAATAAAAGCGCTTTCATTTATTGAGTTTTTAATGTCTTTATTCTCAATACAATAATTTACATAGTCTTTTGAAAAAGTTATAATTTTTGATAATTCCATAGTATCAAGTAAATCAAGTTTTTTTGTTGGGTTTTCAGTTCCAAACTCTTCACAAAGTCTACTAATTGCGCACTTGTCAAAGTTTCCATTATGCGCCACCATTATTTTGATATTGTATCTTTGTATCATTTTTGTTAAGTCGTTCATTGTATCATTTACACTACAATTTTTATAGCGCTTATCATTTTCTAACTTTTCAAAATATTTTGGATATTTAGTTGCGCTAAATGTTGATAACATTATAAACTTATTATTGAAAAACTTTCTTATTAAATAACTTTTTTCTCTAACTATTTTTTGATTTTCAGTATCAAACACTTTTATACCAATTTCAAAAGGTAATACACTATCTTTTACAAATAAACTACCTATTGTTTCAGTATCTACAAATAATAAATATCTTTCTTTGCTTAAATCAATTTTTTTCATTACAATTCCTCTTTTCTTTATTTATAATATAATTATACTACCTTTATTATTAATTGTCAATACTATTTTAATATTTTTTTGCAATTCTTTTTCTTTCGTTGTAGATTTCTTGTTCTAATTGCTTTAATTCTTTTGCTTTATCTATTGCGTTACAAATTAAATTTAATAAGTCCTTATCTTCAATACAATAAATGTTTTTGTTTGGGTATTGTGTTACAACATAACTATAAAATACTTGTCCTATTGATTTTTGTGGGAAAATGTCATTTAATTCTTCTAATTTTTTAAATATTGCTTTTTTTGTTGGATTTGTTCTCATACTATCATCTCCTTACATTATAAGTATATCAAATAACCATAAAAAAGTCAATAGAAAAACAAAAAAAGTTTTAGGAAAATACTTTACAAGTGTAAATGTTAATTATGAGTGTAAAAAAGTGTAAAGTTGACACTTAAAGCAAAAACGTTGCGCGCCGACCATTCGCGCAACGTCAAAATAGCAACGTAGCCAGGTGTGTCATACTTTGCAAAGTAAAAAGGCGCATTTGCGCCAATTAGGAGGTAATGTATTAGAATTTTTTAACTAATCTTTTGCTTAATGCTTGTTCGACTCTTACCATACTTTCGCTTGGCTCGTCGATTAGAGCTAACAATTTGCGCATTGTTAATAAATCTCTTTTTAATTGGTCTCTATTCTCTTGATAGATGTTTGACCTTATATTTAGTAATACTGCCATGTATTGTCTTTTTGTTACTGATATTTGCATTTTAATCACCTTTTCCCTTTACAATTATATTATACCACATTATAGAAATAAGTCAATAGTTTTTTTAAACTTTTTTATTTTTTTATTACTTGTTGTAATCAAAAGTGTGAGTGTATTTACTTAATAAATGAGAACAAGTAAACATACTAATTGTATTTAATGTCATTATTATAAACAATTCTAATGATAAATCACTATCGGCAGTAAAAATAATCATTAAGAAATTAATTATTAATATTGCTTTTATTACCTTTTCAACTTTTTTCTTTAAAACAAACTTTTTCATTTTTCATTCCCTCTTTCATCTTACATACTTATTATAGCATAGTAATAGGTGCTTGTCAATACTTTAGCGAATATTTTTTTAATTTAGTTTTGGGATTGTCAAATAAATGTCAAATGAGTCATCTCACAGGCGCAAATTTGTAAGCCTATTCCCTAACACAAAATCGGCTCGCAGCGCACAACCGCGAGCCGTTGACATAACTTTACACTTTTGATAATGTAAAACTTTGTCAATACTTTATGTTAAAAATAAAACAATATCATTTTATTTTGATATTGTTTTGTTTAATTTAGTCTTCTTGATATCTTTTTGGATTACCAAACTTTTTAATAAGCAAAACGCAAGTGGTGAAAGTGATAGTTAGTATTCCAACAAATTGAAAATATTCTTTAGTCCATTCGCTATCAACACTTGATACAATTAACATAATAGATGTTATTGCGATAAACTCAAGTAGTGTTTGCCATTTACTTTTTAATACAAATCTTGTTTTCTTTTTATTCTTTTTCATTTTAATTCCTTCTTTCTTTCTTTATCTTACATTATTATTATAATACAAAATAATAAATAAATCAATAGTTTTTTTAAAAGTTTTTATTTTTATTTGTAAAGTGTAAAATAAAAGAATAATCAATTGATTATTCTTCTTTAAAGATTTCGTTTACTACTTGTTTCTTTAGTTCTTGTAGTTCTTGGTTGTATGCGTTGTAGTACTCTCTATCTTCGCTAGTCCAATGGTCAATTAATTGAATGCTCCACATTATGTCCTCTAACCATTCAATTCTTTCTTTAATTTTTAAATATTTTTCTTTAGTCATTTTTCATTACCTACCTTTCCTTTTTACAATTATATTTTATCATAGTCTAATAGGTTTGTCAATACTTTTTTGAAAAGTTTTTTAATTTTTTACATAATTATTTTATTAGTTTATTTGTCTTTGTATGTTGTTATTTATTTATTTATTTTAATAAATAATATTTGTATAAATAAATAAAAAACTTTTTAAAAACTATTGACTTTCTATTATTAGTGTAGTATAATAGTATTGTAAAGTAAAGGAAAGGTGATTGAAATGAAAAATGTTTATCTAATAGTTAAAGTTAGTGTGGAAAGTGGTGAAATGAAAATCGTTAGTGATAATGTATTCACTAGCAAGAGATTTGCTGAAAAGTTTGCTACTGATTGTAACGATAACTGTTGGGATGCCGACAAATTCAACTATCAAGTAAAAGAGTTTGGTATTGATGAGTTTCAAACAACTGAAGATTTAGAAGAACAAAACTAGTTCTTCTTTTTCTTTGCTCTCGTTAGAACAACATTGCCTAGTGTGTCGTTACTCGTGTTGATACAAAGCAAATTTTTATTTTATTATTCTAGTTTTGTGAAAAATATTTGTTTACATAATTTGACATTTTTATTTGATAAAATTTTTACTTACAATTTCTTTTGTAAAATCGCTTCGTAAGGTGCATTTACGAAGCGCTGAATTTAAACCCCTTGGAAGTGTCAACATCTCTTCCAGAAATGATTTAAGGGGGTGTAGTTTTGGGAAAAAATATTGTCAGTATGAGAAAAATGGTTTGCCACGATCTCTAATCGACCAAATATTTTCTCCTGTCCCCTATTCGCTATTTCCAAAAATGATATGGATTTCTCCACTCCTCATTGTCATTTACTTTCTCCATTAGCTTACCAATTTGATGTTTACTTAATCCAGTCCACTTTTCAAAGCAAGCCATTAAGAAACCTTTTTGCGCATCAAATTCATCTTCTTTATTACATTTAACAATAGTTTTACTACCATCTCTCCAAAATAATATAGTAGCAGGTCCATTTCTTACCCATCTAATTGGCATTTCTGCTTGCGCTGCGCGTTTAGCAAATTGCGCTCTTCTTAAATTATCTTCTAATTGTCCTAAATCTTCCATAGCTTTCATTACTTCTTCTAAAGAAATTGAATTTGTAATTCCTTTTATATCTATTTTCATTTATTATCACTCCTTTATAAATTTTGCGCGTTTATGTATTCTAGGATATATTGCTTCATTGCTCTTGCTTGAAGCTCATTTAAAAATTCCCAAACGCGCGTATTAACTCCGTAATCGTTTTCTGCTATTGCTTCATCTTTTAAATATTTTATCATTTTACTATAGAATGCGCTTAATGCTACTGCGCGCTCTTTTGAAAGCGGATTTCCTTGCTCATTTAATTGTTTTTTATAATACATCATTAATTCTTTTTTATTTTGCGCAGGTTTGTAACATTCTGCTATTGATTTACCATTTATTGTAAAATCTTCTAAAAAAATCATTAATCTATAACAATGGCTTAATTGTTTACCATCATATCCATACTTTTCAATTTTATCAATAATACCTGGATATGGATGACAAAGCGCTTTGTCTTTTTCATAAGCCATACCTGCGATACATTTTAAGAATTGCGCGGTGTCGGCTGTGGCGATTTCATCGCGTCTCTGAATCAACTCATCGACTATTTGCGCATATTTGGGATTTATAATCACATAATCGCTATACAATAGTTCAATGTAGCTAAGATTTTCTTTTCTAAACATCTCAAACATTACGCGGATATCCTTTACTTCTGCATGCTCTTCACTATCTGGCATAATGCGGATTGTCGATACTGGAGCATGATTCCAGATAAAATCGTCAAGAGTCGGAAGTACAATGCTTTTTGTATCGACATCTGAACAATAGTCATCAGTATAAATATCTAATCCATAGTTTTGCGAACCTTGCAACGCGGTAAACATTACTTCATAACCTTGTTCACATAAAAAACTGTAGTGTGCGCGAACCCGGTCAAGGATTCTTTGTCTAGTCTCATTCATTGTACTTCCCTCCTTTTATATTAATTACAAGCTGGTCTAGAATATTCCAGTACTTGTATTACTTTTCCATCTTTTGTTCAACACCTAAGGACGTCTCCTTTGGCAGTGCATTTTTCAGCTTTTCCTACATTATTATTATAATCTACATAGTCATATTCAAAATCTCCACAGTTTTTGGCTTTTGATGTTTCTATCATACAAAACATTGCGAATATTGGAATTCCTATGATAATAATATAAACAATAGCGGTTTTTAATCTTTCCACTAGTTTTTTCTCCAAAAGAATAACTTATTTTCTTTCTTATTAGGAACAGATTCAAAATAATCTGTTTGATAAAGTTTAAACATAAAATCTGAATATGCGCTATTTGAATAAGGAACATAAAAATCTAGAGCTCTTGTTTTTACATTGATATAAACTGAGAATATGCGACCCCACTTATCATCTTGATAGCCGTTATATTCATAACTATCTAACTCACCGGTTTTAACATTATATCTTCTTTCAAACCCTAAATCAATTAATTTTTCTAAATCTATATTATCTTTTACCTTTAACAAGTTTTTTCACCTTTACTTTCGTGTCATTGCGGATTGCTTGTACTCCTGTTTTATCAGGATATTGCTCCAATATTTTATCTATATTTTCAATTTGTTCGTGCTCATGAACAAAAGTTCCATTTTTTGTTTGAACACTAATTGTATAATCCCATCTATAAGGTTCCTTAGGCATTGTCATCCTCCTTGCGCAAAGGCGCTACTGGTGGATTTACCCAGGCTGATGAATTTTTTGGTGGCATTGGTCCAGGAACTGGTGGTGGGCAATTAGTCTCTATAGACACAATAACACCATCAATAGCATCAATGATTTCATTAATTTTATCTCTTAGTATTTCCCCTTCTCTACTTCAATGATATGCGTAATATCCATCTGGGATATCACATGTTGGAATTTTTTTAATCTTACTCATCACATTCACCTCTCGAAAATTTTCTTTTTATTTATTTTTCTTTTATATAAATATTATATCAAAAAATTTTGTCAAAATCAATTAATCATTCTAAATCTAGATTGACAATGGAAAAATTTTATGGTAGAATATAAGTATAGAAGATCTAGAGAGGAGATGATTATTACGGAAGCAAAAAAACTTGACTATTCATTAAAAACAGCTGCAGAACGTGCACAATTTATACAAGATTTGTTACCAACTTTAACTAAAGAACAATTAAAAAACAAAAAGTATATGGAAATTATGTCAGATTATATTGTTTCCGCTATGACTCCCGAAGAGAAAAAACAAAAAATGATTTTAACAGATAATAGAATGATAACTGTTAATAAACGTGAAACTTCATTTCAAGGTTTAGTTGATAAATTTGAAAATGGAGAAGATGGTCTTTGGAACTTCATGATTGATAATGATAAAAATATTCTATTAACTCACAAAAAAGAAATTACAGATATAGATTTAGAAAATATTGATTCATTAAAAGATTTAAAAGAGAGTATTAAAATAATAGAAAAAAGAGAAAAAGAAGCAACAGGCAAAAATAAATATAAATTAAAAAAATGATTAATAGAAATGCATCAAGAGCAGTATATTATAAAAGATGCGTTTAAAGGAACATCAGCTTTTTCAAGAGCAACAGCAAAAAGTCTTACTAAAACAGATTTATTAGAAAATATTTATATTGATGAAAATGGTGAACCAGTTAGTGATTGTTTAGTATCTTTCTTTAATCCTGAACATATTTGCGGATTACTTTGCAATTATTCAGCGCTTAAAGAAGAGTGTTGAGGAAATTTTAGCTGGGATTTCTGGTATCTAATGGAAGATTTAGATAATTTAGTAGATGCAACATTAAAAGATGACTATCCTTTATATTATAAATTATTAATTTACAAGATAGATGGACTTTCAAATGCGGATATCCAAGAATTATTACAAGACGAATTTGATATTACTTATTCTGTTGAATACATTTCATCTCTTTGGAGAAATAAAATACCTAAAATGATAGCGGAGAAGGCCAAAGAAGATTATTTGATGTGGTATTATACTTATGTAGAGTATGGCAAATGGAAAAGATGCTCTAAATGCGGTGAGGTAAAACTTGCGCATAACCGCTTCTTTTCGAAGAATAATACTTCAAAAGATGGATATTATTCTATTTGTAAAAAATGCCGTAACAAGAAAAAAGAAGAGGTGTAATACATGGCAGAAATGAGAATGTGTCAAAAATGTGGTAGGATGAAAAATGCAGACACTCAATTTTATCAATATAAAAATAAAGAAAAAACTGAGTTATGCAAAGATTGTTTAACAATGCACATTGACAATTATAATCCAGAAACATTTTTATGACTTTTAGAAAAAATGGATGTTCCATATGTACCAGAAGAATGGAATGTGTTGCGCGATAGAGCTGCAGCTAAAAATCCAATTCTTAATGGTATGTCTGTTTTTGGCAAGTATTTATCTAAGATGAAATTAAAACAGTGGAAAGATTTTGGTTGAGCAGATACTGAAAAAATTCAAGCGCGAAATGCAGAACAAAAGAAACTTCAAATAGAACAACAAAAACAATATGATGATGAATTAAAACAACAACTTGATAGCGGAGAAATTACAGATGCGGAATTTAAAACGATGACTAGCGCATCCGCACAACATGAAGATTTTTTAATGAACCCTGAAAGATATTTGCCTAATATGGATGGCGGATATTCTAATCCAGATAATTATATAGATGAGTCTCTTATTGATTTAGGAGGAGATTTAACTCAAGATGATAAGGTTTATCTTGCTATGAAATGAGGAAGATTATATAAACCTAGTGAATGGGTTGAATTAGAGAAAAAATATAATGATATGATGAATTCTTTTGATATTCAAGATGCGGATACATTAAATACTTTAATATTAATATGTAAGACCGATTTAAAAATGAATCAAGCTCTTGATTGCAGTGACTTTGAAGGATATCAAAAATTATCAAAAGTAAGTAATGATTTGCGTAAGTCTGCTAAGTTTACGGCTGCGCAAAACAAGGAGAAAAAGGAAGATTATGTTGATTCTATAGGTCAATTGGTATCTATTTGTGAAAGAGAAGGATTTATTCCTAGATATGTAACAGATGTACCACAAGACAAGGTAGATAAAACATTACAAGACATGAATGATTATGTCAAAAAATTAGTTACACAAGATTTAGGTTTTGGTCAACAAATTGAAGATGCTCTTAAAAAGATACAAATTCAAAAAGAGATGGAAGAAAATGCTGACCAAAATGTTGAATTAAGTGATGATGATTTTGCGGATTACTATGAAGATATAGAAGAGCAAAAGAAACAAGATGAAGAAGAGGCTGGTGATGAATAATGGCATTAGCTGATTTAATGGAGTTATCATCAGCAAGAGATAGAACAAAGATAGGAATTTCAGAGGAAAGAATAAAAGCCCAAATAAAGCCTATTCGTGACCAAATTGCTTTTTGGCGCGAGTATCCGGATATATTTGTGGACTTTTTGTGTGGAAGCAATCCAGAAAATTTCCATTTATATTTCTATCAAAGATTGTTTTTACGTGCGGCAATGCGTCATAAATATACTTATGCAACATTCCCACGTGGTTATTCAAAATCATTTTTAGCTATATTAGTATTAATGCTTAGATGTGTATTGTTTCCTAATGCGCACTTTTTTGTTACTACTGGTGGTAAGGAACAAGCTGCCGGAATCGCAAGAGAAAAAGCAGAAGAATTAGTAAAACTTATTCCAGGTTTAAGAAATGAAATAGATTGATCAAGAGGACAAACTAAGTCATCTAAAAATGAAGTTACTTATGTATTTAAAAATGGTAGTAAATTAGATATTATGGCTGCGCAACAGAGTTCTCGTGGTAAACGTGCTACTGGTGGTTTAATGGAAGAGGTTATCTTAATTGACCAAGACCAATTAAACGAAGTTATTATCCCTACAATGGTAGTTGATAGACGTTTATCAGATGGTTCAAGACATGAGGAAGAAGTTGCGAATAAGTCTCAAATATATGTAACAACAGCTGGATGGAAGAATTCATTTTCTTATGATAAACTTATTCAACTATTGATACAACAAATTATAAATCCTGAAGAAGCTATTGTTTTAGGTGGAACTTGGCGCATTCCAGTAATGGAAGGACTTCAACCTAAAAACTTTATTCAAGGATTAAAATTAGATGGTACTTATAATGACAGTTCATTTTCAAGAGAATATGAGTCAGAATGGAGCGGAGATGCGGAAAATGCTTTCTTCTCTGCGGAAAAGTTTGATAAGTATAGAACATTGTTGCAACCTGAAAGTGAATATAGTGGAAGAAGTAGTAATAGTCAATATTACATACTTGGAGTCGATGTAGGTAGATATAAATGTACTACCGAAGTTTGTATTTTTAAGGTCACTCCGCAAGTTCAAGGCTCTGCGTTGAAATCATTAGTTAATATTTATACTTATGAAGCAGAAGACTTTGAAACTCAAGCTATTAATATTAAAAAATTATATTATAGATATAAAGCGCGTCAAGTGGCAATAGATGCTAATGGTGTTGGTGCCGGTTTTGTTGATTTTATGACAAAGGCGCAAGTTGACCCCGAAACAGGTGAAAGTTTGCCTGCTTTTGGTGTATCTGGCGGGACTGCGGAAGATGCTTTAGAACCTTATAAAAAGATAAGAGGTCCAGAAGTAGAAAATGATGCTATGTATTTAATAAAAGCAAACTTAGCTGTTAACACTGAGGCTCATACTTATGTTCAAACTCAAATGTATAGTGGAAAAGTTAAATTTTTAATTGATGAAAATCAAGCAAAAGTTAAATTAATGGCAACGAAGGTTGGTCAAAACATGTCTCCAGAAAAGAGAACAGAACATTTATGGCCATTCACTCAAACCACTATTTTAAAAGAACAAATGTTAAATTTAGTAGAAGAAAATGAAGGTACTAATATTATATTGAAACAATCTAATAAAAGTATTAAGAAAGATAAATTCTCTGCTTTTGAATATGGAATGTATTATATAAAGCAAGAAGAAGATAGATTAAAGAAAAGAAAGAAAAGAGATATATCAAATTTTATGTTCTACAGTTAAAATTGCGGATTTGGGCAATTTTAACTGATGTGATATGAGAAATATTAATATATTTATAGAAATATTTTTGATATATGTAAAGTCTGCAAAAGGAGGAGCTATGAGAGCTAGCAAAGGAGAAATCAAGATTGAAGACATACTTAAGGATGCTGGGCTAGTTTTTGAAGAAGAATATTCCTTCCCCGATTTAGTAAGCTCAACAGGAAGACCTTTGCGTTTTGATTTTGCGGTATTTGATGATGAAGGTAATATTCAATTTTTAATTGAGTATCAAGGTATTCAACATTATGAGGCAAGAGGTAAATTTGGAAGTTATTCTGGATTACGCAGACAACAGTATCATGATATGATGAAAAAAGAATACTGCAAAAAGCATAATATAATATTATTAGAAATACCATATATATTAGAAGGACAGATTACTTATGATTATATTATGAATTTATATTATTCAAAAGGCGGTTTCTAAGAAGCGAGGTGTCAACTTTGATTAATAGAAAAGAAGAAATTAAGAAAAAAGGCTTTTCCATGGTTACTGAGCAAAAGGAAGAGCTAGTTTACGATGCCTCTCAAAATAGTTTTGTACCTGTGGATTTTTCAAAAATAAAAGTCGGAACTAAAACATTAGAAGATGCTGTTCTTAATTTAGGTAACTATAGAAGAGCAGATACTAGATTTGTAAATAGAGATGCTATTTTCAGAGCTATGTTAAACAGAGATTATGAAGAAATGAGAGCAATTTCAAATTTCTATTTTGATTCAAGTGGTATTTATGCGCGTTTATGTCGTTATATGGCAAAAATGTATAGATATGACTGGATGATAACACCTTATATTAATGAGGATGTTGCAAAAGAGAAAGATGAAAACACTATTCTAAATGATTTTTATAAGATTTTATTATATTTTGATAATTCAGAGTTAAAAAGATTATTTGGGAATATTGCGCTAAAGGTTATTAAAAATGGTTGTTACTATGGTTATATACTTCCTAGTAGTAAAAGAATAAATGTTCAAGAGCTACCAGTACAATACTGTAGAACAAGATTTAATGTTGGAAACAGACCTGTAGTAGAATTTAACATGAAGTATTTTGACGTTGTGTTTAAAGACGCTGCGCAAAGGGCAAAAATGCTAACTGTCTTTGGAGAGGATTTCAAAAAAGGCTATATCTTATACAAACAAGGTAAATTACCTCCATTATTTGTAGGAGATACAGAAGGTTGGTATGTATTAGAAGTTGGTTCAGCTTTCAAATTTAATATTGATGGCTCAGATGAACCTTTGTTTATGTCAGTAATTCCTTCTATCATAGATTTAGATGAAGCTAAAGATATTGATAAAAAGAAAATGGCACAAGAATTGTTAAAAATCATTATTCAAAAGATGCCTATTGATAAAAATGGTGATTTAGTATTTGATGTTGATGAAGCAAGACAATTACATGATAATGCGGTTATGATGCTTAAAAAAGCAATTGGTATTGATGTATTAACTACTTTTGCTGATGTACAAGTTGCGGATATGGATGATAATCGTAGTACTGCAGCAAGTGATGACCTTGAAAGAGTTGAACGTAGTGTTTATAACGAAGCAGGTGTTTCACAAATGCAATTTAATACAGATGGTAATATTGCGCTTGAAAAATCAATACGTAACGATGAAGCATCTTTATACGATTTAATATTACAATTCGAAGGATTTTTAAATGATTTTATTGAAAAATACAATAAAAGACCTAAAAAATATTATTACAGAGCTCAGATTTTAACTACAACTATTTATAACTATCAAGATATGGCTAAATTATACAAAGAACAAATGCAAGTTGGTTATAGTAAGATGCTCGCGGGAATTGCTATGGGTCAATCTCAAAGTACAATTTTAGCTAATGCTTACTTTGAAAATCAATTACTTGACCTTGTTAATGTATTTATACCACCTATGATGTCTAGTACAATGAATAGTGATGTATTAAATAGAGTTAATCAACAAAACAGAGATAATAGAGCTGCGGAAAAAGCTGCTGGAGACTCTGAATCAGAAGGTGGAAGACCAGAAAAACCTGATGATGAAAAGTCAGAAAAAACAATAGCTAATGAAGAAAGTCAAGCATAATTGATTTTTTCGGACAAAATTAATAAAACTAATTACCACTTTATTTAAATAGTAATAAGTGGAAGTTAAAAGAGGAGGCGTAGAAATGATGCACCAATCAATTGCAACAATAGATTCTCCGGAATTTATCAATCTACAACCTTTAGAGATTAACCCACTAATGAGCAGCTGTGAAATAAAAGTATTATACGTTGGTGAAAATAGAAACCAAAGTTATATTACTAAAGAAGTTGCAACAGAAATGGCAAAAACTCTAAGAGGAGCGCCTATTGTTGGATATTACAAAGAAGAACAAGAAGATTTTAGAGATCATGGTGAAAAAATGATCTGGGATGGCGATGGCATCAAATTTGAATGTCAAACTAAACCTTATGGTTTTGTAGCGCCAGATGCTAGAGTTTGGTTCCAAAAATTTAAAGAAACTGATGACTTTGGAAATGAAGTTGAAAGAGAATATCTAATGACTACTGGTTATCTTTGGACAGGTCAATTCGAAGAAGCTAAATTAGCTATCGAAGAAGGACGTCCTCAATCAATGGAATTAGATGAAGAAACTTTAGATGGACGTTGGTCAACTAATAGTAAAACAGGTATGGATTTTTTCATAATAAATGATGCGATATTTTCTAAACTTTGCATTTTAGGTGAAGATGTTGAGCCTTGTTTCGAGGGAGCTCGCATTACCGCACCCGAAGTAAGTAAACAATTCACTAAAATGGATGATAGTTTTAGAAGCACATTATTTACCATGATGCAAGAATTAAAATCTGCATTGCAAGGAGGATACGAAATGGAACTAGAAGATAAAAATGTTGAAACTGAAGTTACTACTGCTGTTGAAGAAAACGTAGAAGAAACTACTGTTGCTACTGAAGAAACTCCTGTTGAAGAAGTTGCAGAGGTAGAAAACATTGAAGATTCCATCGAAGCTGCTGTTGAAGAAAATGCGGAAGAAGCTAAAGAAGAAGAAAGCACTGAAGACACAGTTGAACCTGAAGTTACTGAAGAAGAAACTCCAGTAGTAGAGGAAACAGTTAGTGAAGAAACTGAAGAAGTTAAAGATTACGCATTAATTGAACAAGAATTAAATGAATTAAAAGCACAATATGCTGAAATGGAAACAAAATATCAAGAATTGGTAACATTTAAAGAAGCTGTAGATAATGAAAAGAAAGACGCTTTAATCAATAGTTTCTATATGTTATCTGATGAAGATAAAAAGGATGTTATCGAAAACAAACAAAAATATTCTCTAGAAGAAATTGAAGCAAAATTATCTGTAATTTGTGTAAGAAACAAGGTTAATTTTGATTCAGAAGATAGCTCTAAAAATGAAGATAAAGTAGAAGGTCAAACTACTTATAGTTTAGACGGTTCTGCTGTTGCTACACCAGCTTGGTTAGCTGCTTTAAAGAGCAATAGAGATAATAATAAATAATTTGAAGGAGGATATAACAGATTATGGCTACTAGTATAAAAATCAAAAGAGATGGTTATGGTCAAGTAGAACCTAATCATTTATCAGCTCAAGGCAATAGACAAATTTATGCTCAACTTCCTGCTGATGAAAACATCGAATTACTAGAAAATGGTCAATATGTTAAATATGACTATGCTGCTGGTAAAGTTGCTTTCACTGGTAATGGTGCTGAATACATGCTAGTTTATAACGAAGAAAAACTTTATGATGAGAGAAAACAATCTCACAAAGACTTCGCTATGAAAAAAGACGATTATGTTGGCGGAATAATGACTCCAAGAGTTTTCAAAACTAACATTGGTGACATCTACACAACTAACTGTATCGGTGATGGAACAGCTGAAATTACATTAGAAGTTGGAGACAAATTAGTTGTTGACACAACAAACGGATATTTAAAGAAAGATAACACTGCATCTGAAGGTATGATTTGGCAAGTTGCTAAATTATATACAATGCCAGATGGACAAGATGGTGTTAAAATTCAAAGAATAAACTAATATAGGAGGACAAAATAATGGAATACAAAGATTTAGCTAAATTAGCAAAAATGGCAAGTAATTCAAATCCTTCTATGACTTATTCTTTAGATGGTGAGAATTACACTGTTGCTGAAATTAATGCAACATTAAACAAAGAATTAAATAACATAGCTGGAAATTACCATGCTTATGAACAAAATAAACACACAATCTTCGCATTAATCGAAGAAACTATTGATACAATACTTCCTCAAAGAGTATTAGAACAATACGGAAACTTTGCTGAATTTAAACAAATCGCTCAAGGCGACAAAGCTATTTTCAAACAAAAAGTTACTGCAGCTTCTAGAAGAAGAGCAAAACAATTCATCACTAGAGTTGGTTTAGCTGGTGTTTATGAAGTATTCAAACTAGATGGTACTAGTTATGAATTACCAATCACTGCATTCGGTGGTGCAGCTCAAATCGCTATCGAAGAATTCTTAGATGGTAGATGGGATTGGAACGAATTAGTTGAAATCGTTATGGAAGGATTAGACGAAGCTATTTATCTAGAAATCGAAAAAGCATTAATCGGTGCTGTTGATAAATTACAAGCTATCAACCAATATATCGGAAACGCATTCGATGAAGCTGCTATGGATAGATTATTAGGTATTGCTGACAGCTATGGTAAATCAACAGTTTACTGTACATATGAATTTGCTGCAACTATGATTCCTCAAAATGGTCAATGGGTATCTGAAGATATGAAAAACCAAAAATGGAATAATGGTTACTTAGCAAACTACAAAGGTCACAATGTAATCGTATTAAATCAATCATTAACTGATGAAACTAATACAACTAAAGTTATTGACCCAGCATATGCTTGGATTATTCCAGCTGGAGCTGATTCTAAACCAGTTAAAATCGCTTTCGAAGGTCAAACACTTGTTGACGACAGAAAGAACGACGATTGGTCTAAAGAAATCCAAGTTTACAAAAAACTTGGTGTTGGTGCAATAATCACAAATAATATTTGTGTATACAAAAATACATCTTTAACAAAAGACGTAGCACCTGAATCAATTTAATATAAAATAGGTAAAAATCTTGGGGAAGGTTAAAAGGTTTCTTGTAAAAGAGGCTTTTTTGCCTTTCCCATTTTTTTATTAGAGAAAAAAGGAGATATATAATATGTTAGATGACAAAACAATAGTAAAAGTAAAGAATAGAGAGAACGGATACGTTGGTTATAGCATCCCAGACCTTAATAACTTAAGAAGAGAGTTTGCCCCTGGAGAAGTTAAAAATATAACTTTTGAAGAGTTAAAAAAATTATCTTGGCAACCTGGTGGTAAAAACTTACTTCAAAACTTCTTATTAATTCAAGATAATGATGAAGCTATCGCGGAAATACTTAATAGCGTAGAGCCTGAGTATTATTATACTGAAGAAGATGTTAAGAAAGTTTTATTAGAAGGTTCATTAGACGCTCTTAAAGACTGTATAGATTATGCGCCAAATGGTGTTCGTGATTTAATTAAAAAATATGCAGTTGAATTAAGACTTAATGATATTCAAAAAAGAGAAGCTATTAAGAAAATGATGGGATTTGACGTTGATAGCGCAATTATGATAAATGATGCAACTGCTGAACCAGAAACTGCAGAAGAAAAAGCTAGAAGAGTGTCACCAATCAACGAAAAGAAAGCCGTTGTAGAACCTGTAGCTACAGGAAGAAGAACTGTCACACCTGTTATAGTAAAGAAAAATTAATAAATTGGAGGTGTAAGGATGGAAGTAACTAGTACACCTTTTTCTATGATTTATGATAGTTTCCTTGCTAAAATAACTGATGATATGTATATGGAGCTAAATGAATTAGATACATATAGATTATTAGAAAAGTTATTAATGAATGCAATTCATAAATTTGAATTTCCGCATTTTGATATAACAGACTTTGAGGAGACTGAGGTAGAGGATGTAGGTACATATGAGGGTGTAGACTCAGATAATATGGAAGTTCCAATGATTAAATATATTGGCGGACACTTTAATACTGAGTTAACTCTTGAAGAAATAAATATTATTTCAACTTATATGATTGTTGAATGGTTAAGTCAACAATTAGCTTCTGTTGAAAATACAAGAATGAAAGCGAGCGGAAGTGATTTTAAATTTACTTCACAAGCTAACCACATGACTAAAATACTTGCTCTTAAGAGTGATTATGAAAGAGAAGGTTTTCATTTACAAAGATTATATAGCAGAAGAGAAAAAGACGAAGATGGCCTATATAAGACTACTTTTGGTAAAATCATGGAAGAGTCTGCTGCTGGAAGGGCGGTGTCAGAATAATGAAATTAGACACTGGCGCTGAAATTGATAAAACAGCAGTTCTTGCAAATTTAAAAAAAATAACTAATCAAATATTTAAATTATTACCTAATAGAGAAGAAAATATAGACTGAGAAACGCCATTGGCTACAATAGTAGAAGAACTATCTGGAATGGATAAAATATTAAGCGCATATCATGAGACCTTGTTTGCCATTTTATGCAAACTAAATGGTCTATATGATTTGAGAAGTGATAATGATTTCTTTGCTTATAGAAGAACTATTTTCGAATGTTTAAATTTATTATCTGGACTTAAAGGAGAGATAGAAACATGTCAGGAATAGAAGATTTAAGTACTAGATTAAATTATCGCGGAGGTGCTCAACAAGTGCCTAGAATGAACGAAGATAAGTTAGACGCTTTAAAGAAAGCGCTAATTCGTTCATACCAAAGCGCAACTGCTATATTAGCAGATGGTAGAGAATTTAGATGTCTAATTAATCCAGACCATCTAAAAAATGTTTATGATGATAAAATCGTTTCAATTCCTTTTAAAGATATTTGTTTAAATGCAGATAAAGTTGGAAAAAGAATTGAAGGCGAAGTAGAAATAGGTATGAAACCAGGTGATGTATTCACATGGAAAGAGACGAATACTGATTGGTTAGTTTTTTTACAAAGATTAGAGGAAACTGCTTATTTTAGAGCGGAAATCCGCAGATGTAAATATACAGTTGAAGTTGGAGAAGATACTTATAAGTGTTATGCTGCTCGTCCATCTACAAATGAAATAGATTGACGTGTTCAAAAAGAAAAAATTTGGAATGATATAGATTATAATTTACAAATGTATATCACAAAAGATGAAAAGACTGAAGCATTTTTCCATAGATTCACTGTTGTTAAGGTAAATGGTAAACCTTGGGAAGTTCAAGCTATTGATAATATGAGTTCAGACGGTATTATTATATTGGCGTTAAAAGAGTGGTATCAAAATTCTATTGCGGAAGCAGCAGAGCAAGAGAAAAAAGATAAAGAACAACCTATAATTATCAAAAAAGGAGACCCATATATTATGGGTGATGATATTGTATATCCTTATGAAATTAAAGAATATACAATTATGAATATGGAAGGTGGAGAGTGAGTTTTAGGTAGCACTAAAGCTAAGATTCTTCAACAAAATCCGAAAACCGCAAAAATTGAAATTACTACAGGTAGAAGTGGTAAATTTGTTTTGAAATATGTTAAATATGGTTTCGAAGATGTCAAATTAGACATTACCATCGAATCCTTATAGGATATAAAGGAGTGTTGCAATTATGAAGAGAGATACTAGAAGTACATACCCATTAAATTCATCTTTTCTATCTTTTGAAAAAGATTTAGAAACTATTTTAAGGGCACTATTTGTTGAGAGTTATCCTCATAGTGAGCAATTAAAAAGATTATTAGTTATTAACAATAAAGACTGTTTAGATAATACAGAAAGTGAAGTATATAAAAAAATATTAGAAAAAACTACTTTACATACTTTAGTTAACGAAGGTTATGTAAGACTTTCTCCTAAAATTAGAATGCCTGAGCACGAAGAGGTAAAATCTTATTTACTTATTAGCACAGATAATTTTGAACCGAATGATAATAATGATTATTATAGAGATTGTGTAATAACTTTTGATATTATATGTCATATAGATGAATGGGATTTAGGAGATTATCGTTTAAGACCTTTGAAAATTGCTGGTTATATAGATGGTATTTTAAATAATGCAAAATTAAGTGGTATTGGAACTTTAAATTTTGTTAATGGCAAAGAATTAATTTTAAACGAGGATTTGGCTGGATACACACTTGTATATAGAGCAATACATGGTAATGATGATAGATTAGAACCTGCAGAAGAATAATAATGATAGATGGATTATTATTATTATCTGGAAATGATATTCCTTTCTTTGGCGCAGGTTTATCTATTCATCAACCAACATTAAAAGAAATTGCATATCTTGGAGAAGAAAATTTTTTTACTGGATATGAATGAATAAATATTTCGAAAAACATTTTATCTGAAGAGGACAAAATCAATTTAGAACAACAGACGGATTTTGATATATTAATAGCAATACTAGGAGAGCATAATGCGGTAATGCTGAAAAATAGAAATTGCGTAGAAATGGTTCTGGCTTTACTATTTCCTGAATATCAAATATCATTTGAACGTGATAGAATTAATTTTATTAAAGAAGATGAAGAAATTCATTCTATTAATAATGATAATTTTATAGAATTCAAACAAATATTCAATACTATGTTTCCTATAAGGGAAGATAGTAAAAATAAAGATTATAATCCAAGTGGTGAGCTAGCTAAGAAAATTGCGAGCAAATTAGCTAGGGGTCGTCAAAAGGCGGCAGCTGCAAAAGGTATTAAAAATCAAAAAATTGATGTTTTAGCTAGATATTTATCAATATTAACAGTTGGTCAAAAAAAAGATATGAATAATTATTTAAATTATACAGTATATCAATTATTTGATGAACAAAAAAGATTTGTATTAAAATCTGGTTATGATATGTATATTAAGGCTAAATTGGCCGGAGCGCAGGATTTAAAGGAAGTCGAAGACTGGATGCAAGACATCCATTTATAAAATATAAGAGGAGGATAAGAGTATATGAAATTTGGAGTACGTGAGATTTGTAACGTAGTATTCAAAGCAAAAGCTGACACTACTATCGGTACATCTACATTCAAAGCTGGACAACCAGTATTATACATTGACTCAGCTACTACTTCAACTATTGAAGGTGCAGCTACTACAGTATATGCACAAGGTGGTAGAGGTAATACTAGATTAATCGCTTGGGAAGGTGAAAAAACTTTAACATTTACTGTTGAAGATGCTTTATTATCTCCTATCGGTTTCTCAATTTTATCTGGTGCTGGATTATTTAAAAAAGATGGCGAATATGTACATGTTCATACTACATCTGAAGCATACGTTGGAACAAACGGAACAATTGATTTAACTGACGTTTTAGCTGAAACTGAAGAAATTGATAAACATGCACCTGTATTCGTTATGGTAAGTGAAGCAGATGGTTCTATCACTGGTGACTTATTAGATGGTTTCTCAGTATCTGATGATGGTAAAAAATTAGAAAACGCTGGATATACAGGAGAAAGCAAAACTGTATTTGTTGATTTCTATATAGTAAAATCTTCTGCTAACGTTTCTGAATTACAAATAGATGCAGAACATTTCGCAGGAAACTACTATGTTGAAGCTAGCACATTATTCAGAAGAGAATCTGATGGTGTTGATATGCCTGCTGAAATTACATTACCAAATGTTAAAATTCAATCTAACTTCACATTCAACATGGCTGCTACAGGAGACCCTAGTACATTTACATTCACTATGGATGCATTCCCTGGATACACTATGTTTGATAGAAAACACAAAGTATTATGCGTTATCCAAGTAGTTGAAGATGCTACAGCTGGAAACGATATTAAGAACTCAGTTATGGGTCATCCAACAGGATTCAATATTCCTGAAAATAAAGATGATTCAATTGCAGCACACGCTGAAACTGACGAGTCTAGTATATAATAAAATTAAGAGGGAGGTAATACTTCCTCTTTTTTTTGTATATAAAAAATTTTTATAGGAGTTGATAATATGAAAAATATCGAGAAAACTTTATCTGTAAAGATGGCAAAAAATATTAGTAAACAATACAACTACTATAAAACTGAAGTTGATTATTTAATGCAGCAATATGAAATAGAAAAAAACAAAGGGGAAGAAATGTCTAAAGTTTTACAACAATTAAAAGATGAAAACATGATAGACAACCATTTATCTAATTTATTTAAATTAGTACAGTCTCCAAATATTTTACCTAGACCTTATCAGAATCAAAAAAATATTGATAAAATTACGCAATATTTCCAAGAAATTCAAGATTTGTCTATAAGAAGTTTAAAATTAATATTTGAAATTCGTAAATTCTTTACTGGACAAGAGTTTGTAATTTATCTTGAAAATCAAGGAGAGATTTTTTCTTTGTCAATAGACGATATTGAAAAAGTTGTTGGTGGCTTGATTCCTACTTATACAAATTCTTTAGAAAAATATATTGATAAGATAGGTCAAGATACTCGAGGTATGGGATTTGAGTTAAGTAAAATAGGTTTATCGTTAACTAATGTCATCAATGAGATGAAAAAAATAAAAGGAGTTCAACCATATTTAGATTTTGTTGACGAACATGTTAAAAAACATAAAATACAATTACCAGAAAATAGAAAATTAGAAGCCGCAATTTATTTGCTTGCAAGAAAAGGGAGTGTTGATTTTTCAAACGATACGGAAACAACTTCATTGCATGCTCTTTTAGGTAAATATATAGCAAAAGGTGGAACTTCTGATACTATTACGATGTATAAACTTGGAGATGCAATTCAACAAACAGAAGAAGGATTTAAAAATATTGAGGTTAAAATGCATACAGGAACTATTTCTTTAACCATGATTGCAAATGGTATTAGACGTTTACAAAATGCATTTAATTCAGAAGACCCTCAAGAACAATTTATTAAATTCTTTTCTGTAAATAAACAACGACTATCTAACCCAATAGATAAAGCTGCATTAAAAGAAATAGATAAAACAATTAAAGAAATTTTTTCATATATACATTAAAAATTGACAATATAAAAATTTTATGATATAATATCATAAAGAGAGAAAAAGGAGAGTTTAATATGGTAAGTTATGCAAGTATGAAATTAAAAGTAGACACATCTACTAAAAAAATTGATTTAGATAATGGAATTTCTATAGAGGTATTAAAATATTTACCTATTAATGAAAAATATAATTTAATTAATCGCGTTTTAGAAAAGTCTTATGAAAATGGGATTTATCATCCTGCAAAATTAGACATGCAATTCGCGCTAAATCTTGTTTATTTATATAGTAATATTAGTTTTACAGATAAACAAAAAGAAGACGAAGAAAAATTATATGATACATTACAAAGTAATGGTATATTAGATAAAATTATAGACGCTATTGAAGATGATGAATACAATAATCTTTATACGATGTTAGTAGAAACAGAAGATAAAAATCAAGAATATCGTAAAACAATAGCAGGTATGCTTAATGACTTTTCTACTCAATTAAGTGAAAAAGAAAACTTATTAAAAGAAATTGCTGAGTCTTTTGACCCTAATCAATTTCAAAATGTAATAGAATTTGCGCAAGCAGCTAATGGTAATAGACCTATATAATAATTAAGTAGCAGGCCAAAACAGATTAATTATATTCCCTCAATTTACAAAGATAGTAAATAGAGGGAATTTTTTTATTTTGGAATAAAAAAGGAGGAAAAGGATATGGCAGATGCAAAGTATACTATTGAACTTGGTGTCGAAAGTAATAGACAAGAGTTTAATAGAATCAATAAAGAACTAGAAGAATTAATGAGAACTGTTGCCAATACAAAATTAGATATTACCGATCCCAAACGACAAAAAGAATTAGAAACTCAACTTAGAACTATAGAAAAAATGAGCATAGCTTATGAAAAAGCTTTTAATAATAGCACTGGACAATTAAACGTTTCTAAATTAAATACAGAAATGCAAAAAGCTAATGTTACTATTGGACAATTCAAAAAAGCTACTATGGCTGCTCAACAACAAGGAGCTGCCTGTTTTAATGATGTAGCAGCAAGTATACTTAATGCAAATGTTCAGTTAAAACAATCTAATAAATTACTTGATAAAATGGCAGTCACATTTAAAAACACTGTTAGATATGGTATTTCATCAAGTATTTTTAATAGTTTTACGAATTCAGTGCAAAAAGCCTATGACTTTACTAAAAATTTAGATACAAGTTTAAATGATATTAGAATAGTATCTGGACAAAGTGCAGAACAAATGGCGCAATTAGCTATTAGTGCTAATAAAGCGGCTCAAGCTCTTGGTAAAACAACTTTAGATTATACTAAAGCTGCAACTATTTATTATCAACAAGGTTTATCTTCTGATGAAGTAGAAAAAAGAACTGAAGTTACATTAAAAGCAGCAAATGTTACTGGACAAAATGCACAAGAAGTTTCAGAACAACTAACTGCTGTATGGAATGGTTATCAAGTTACAGGAGAAAAACTTGAAGAATATGTAGATAAATTATCTGCAGTAGCTGCTCATAGTGCATCTAATCTTGAAGAATTATCAACAGGTATGAGCAAAGTAGCATCAGCTGCAAATATTATGGGTGTTGATATTGACCAATTAACGGCACAAATGTCTACTATTATATCAGTTACTAGACAAGCGCCAGAATCTGTTGGTACTGCATTAAGAACAATTTATGCACGTATGGCTGATATTAAAGCCGGTTTAGATGATGAAGTTTCTTTAGGTAACTACTCTGGTAAAATGAAAAAACTTGGTTTTGATGTTTTAGATGCTAGTGGTAATCTTAAAGATATGGGTAAAGTTATTGAAGAAATTGGTGGAAAATGGTCTGATTTATCAAGAGAACAACAAGTTAGTCTTGCTCAAATTATGGCTGGTACTCGTCAATATAATAACTTACTTACATTATTTGACAACTGGGATAAATATCAAGATGCTTTAGAAACTTCTACTAATGCCGCAGGTACATTGCAAAAACAACAAGACATTTATATGGAAAGTACTGAAGCTCATTTAAAACAATTACAAGCTACAGCAGAAGAAACTTATCAAATGTTATTTGACCAAGATACTGTTAAAGGTTTCTTTGATATAGTTAATGGTGGCTTATCAACTATTAACAAATATTTAAATGGTCTTAATACTAATGCTCTTGGAGGAGTTTTAGGTCAGTTAGGTACTTTAGGTGCTAATTTATTTAGTAATCAAATTGCTAATGGAATTGCAAAAGGTGTTCAAAATAGACGCGCAATTGCAGAAAATGAAAAAAAGTTTGAATTAAATCAAGATATTTTTGAAAATGGGTTTAGGCCTGAAGATTCAGAAGCTAAAACTTATGCTGATTTAGAATTGCTTAAAAATAAGCAAGGTTTAGATAAGGTTAAAGGAGTACTTTCTGAAGAACAATATAAAGAAAACTCAAATAAAATTGAAAGAATTTATGAAATTAGAAAAAAATTGGTTAATATTGTAGACCAAGAAAATCAATTTGAACAACAAAAAGCTAAAAACTTAGAAGAGCAAGAAAGAATTCAAAAAGAAATTAAAGAATTGCAAGAAAAAGGCTTAGATTCAACAAGAGAGGGTCATAAAAGAGAAAAAGAATTAGATGATAATTTAGAAAAAATAAAACAAGATTATTTTGAAATCGAAGAAGCTCAAGAAAAATTTAAACAAAATGAAGGGAATAAGCAAATCTTAACAGATGAAGCAGATTCTTTAACAAAAGATGTTTCGGACTTAAAAACAAAAGGAGACGAACAACAAAGAATTAATGATATTATTCGAGGTACTACTGCTCTATTAGGAACAGTAAATAATTTACAAGCAGGTTGAAATATTCTTACCGATGAAAGCGCAACTGCATGGGAAAAATTTCAAGGACTTCTTGGAGTCGCTGCTTCTCAAACAATGCTATTATTAACTAGCTATTCTTCTCTTGCAAATTTATTACCAGCATTAACAGTTCAATTAAAATTATATGCAACCGCAGAAGAGGCTGAAGCAGCCATTAAACAAAAAGGAGTTATACTTACATTAAAAGAAGTTGCTGCAAAAGTTGCAAGTAATGTAGCAATAAAAATAGAAACAGTATTAAGAAAAATTGGTACTGCAGTATTAGGGGCAGAAACACTTGCTCATGTTGTTAATACTGCAGCAATTAATGGTGAGAATGTTGCCTTAGCTATTTTAAAAGCTTTATTAGGTGATGTCTCAGGATTAGGAATATTAGCAGCTGCTGCGATTGGCGCAATGGTTGTAGCTATCGGCGCAGGTATTGTTGCTTTAATAGATGCTAATACAGGTTTAAATTATTATAATAAAAAAGTAGAAGAAACGGCAGAAAAGGTTAATGAAGCAAAAGAAAAATATGAAGAATTAACTGAAATAATGTCTAATTACAAAGATGCTCGTAATGGAATAGATAAATTAACAGAAGGAACTCTTGAATATTATGATGCAATATTGAAAGCTAATGAAGAAGCTCAAAAATTAATTGATGAGTTAGATTTAGTAGCTGGAAAAGATTATGGTGTTGGTAAGGATGGTTTAATTACTATTTCTGATGACACTTTAGAAGCAAAACAATTTGCTGAACAACAAAAAATTTATCAAGCATCTTTCGTAAATAGCCAAGCTAGATGAGAAAGAGCTAATTATAGAAGAGAAAAAGCCATAACTAATATGGTTAATGCCAGTGGAGAAAAAACTGGTTATACATATAAATTAACAAGAAGTGGCGCAGAGCAAGTTTTACAAAATCAAAATGCTTCTGGTCAAGTTGAATATGATTGGGCAAGTAAACTTACTGGCGGTCTTTGGGAAAAGATGGTTAGTGCCTTAACTGGTGGTCATGGTTATGCTGACTTAACTGATGCTCAAGCTAAATACCAAGCTAGTTATAATCAAGCTGTTGCGGAAATGGTTGAGCTTAAAAAATCTATGGCAGATCAAGCTATTAGAGGATATGGAGCTCGAGAAGATGTTCAAACATATGGAGAAATGAGTGATTATGCAAGACAAACCGTTCAAGAATATGTTTCAGAAGAAATGGAAAGAGCTGCTAAAGTTAATTATGGTGGCGGTAGAGGCTGATTAGATGATTTTTCAGATTTTATTGCTGGTATTCCACTTGTTGGAGATTTATACGCTGGAATTGGAGATCTTATAAGTGATATTAATGGATATACTGATATAGGACAAATAAACGATCTTCTTTCATTAAACCCTAGAGTTTGACAAAATACATTAGATAAAAGCTATAGAGCTGAAAGAGCCAGTGAACTTGGTTATTCTTATAGTTCTATTGTTGGTGGTATTGGTGGTAAATGGACTGACCAATATGGTAAAGATGTTACTGAAGAAGTTGAAGGTTGAGACGTTGATAAACTTATAGAAGAACAAAAATCTGGTGTTTATGCTACTGAGGCAGCATTAAACAAATTAACATCAACTTATAGAGATTCTATTGAAAAATCTGTAGCAAAAGGATTTGATACAGATTCTCAAAAATATATTGCTAATGCAATGGTATCTGCTGCTGCGGGTAAAGATTTTAATGCTCGTATCATGAATCAAGCTGAAAGAGATGAATTTACAAAACAATTAGAAGCATCAAAAAATGTTAATACAGATACTTCAATAGGTTTTGTAAAAGAATGGTATAAAGGAAAATTAGCAAGCGCAGATTGACAATTTAATGAAGCAGCTCGTGGAGCCGCTGATATGATTAGCTATAATGATGAGCTTAAAGTTCAAGCTCAAGAGTTAGATACATCTACAAAAGCCTTAGAATTATATGGCGGAGCAATGCGTAGAGCCGGTGAATTAACTGGAAATAATACTGCCGCAACTGCAGATGCTATTGCCGAATCTTACAAATTTAATAAATCATATAATGATGCGGTTAAAGTTTATCAAAGTAATGAAGATGCATTAAAAGCTTTCTCTGAAGCAATGCAAAATAATACAAAGATAGATTATGAAACGGCGGACGCTGTTGCTGCCGTTGCAACAGAATTAGAAAAAATGGGCCTATCTTTATCTGCTGAAACGATTAGTGACCATATTGAAGAAATTAATGCTTTATTGAGTGGCACTGAAGAAGAGGCTCAAGAAGCATATGAAAAACTATATGAGCTAAGTCAAATAGATGCTTTTAAAACAGTGTTTGGTGAAGATTATGTCACAGAGAATATGGAAAAAATTCAATCTCTTGTTGATATGATTAACAATGTTGAATTTGAAGGTGGTAAATTTGGTAGTCTTAGTGATGACTTTAGTACAACATTACAATCAATGGTTGAGGATGCTGAATTATCTTATGAACAAATTCAAAAATTAGGTCAACAAATTGGAGTTGAAATACCTGTTAAATTTGATGATAGTAAAACTAAAAACTTCACTATGAAAGAAAATGATTTCTCTACAAAAGGTCAAACTATTTATCATAAATATAGCGGAGAAATGCCATACCAAGATGGTAGAGATGATAATAACGATGGCTATGCTGATACTATGAAAGTGGATTATGCATGGACAGAAACTACTCAAGATGTAAGTGAAAAAGTATTTACTCCAGATTGAACAAATGTAAAAGTTACTAAAAATAAATATAGTGCTTCTTCAAATACTAATTTTGCAAAGGCGCCTTCAAACACTAAATCAAGTAAAAGTTCTACTGCAAAACCTTCTAAAAAAGATTTAAATAAAGAACAATTAGACAGGTATCAATTAGTAAATGTTCAATTAAAAGAAATTTCTAAACAATTAAGTAAACTAGATAAACAAAAAAATAAATTACTTGGGGGAAATTTAGTAGATAATTTAAATAAACAAATTAAGTTATTAAATGACCAAATAAGTGTTACTGATGCAAAATTAAAAATTGCGACAAATGAACAAGATGAACTTGCTAGAAAACTATCTGGTTATGGAATTAAATTTGATAAAGATAATAATATTGCAAATTACCAAGAGATATTTAAAAAAGAACAAGCGAAGTTAAATGATATATATACTAATTATAATAATATGAGCAAAAATGCTCAAGAAAATTATCAAGACGTTGTTAAATCTGCGGAGGATAGTTGGAAGACTTTTAAAGAAAGTATTTCTAAATATGATAATTTAATTGGTGATACAATACCTCAATTACAACAAGAAATTCAAGATGCTTTTGATAAACAAACTGAAATGTACATTGAAGAGTTCAATGCAGAAATAAAAGTTCGTTTAGAAATGTCTAGTGCTGAAAGAGATTGGAATGAATTTAAACAAAAAGTTATAGATGGTATAAAAGAAAAAGATATTTTAGGTTTAGCTACAGCTAGATTAAAAGATTTTTATTCTTACTATAATGAAGCTGGAACTGCAGAAATCCAAGCTCTTACAAAACGTTTACAAGACCAACTAGAAGAATTACGTAAACAAGATGAGTCTGGTAGCGCAGATTGGTATAGAGATAATCGTGTAAAAAGTTTAGAAGATTTAAAAGAATATTATGATAAAATAAGAAGTAGTCTTACTGATATTGTTGAACTTGAAGAAGAAATGCAAGAAAAACTTCTTGACATGATGGATCAAGCTCAAGAAAAATTTGCTGAACAGGTTAATACATTTGAAAATATAAATAAACAATTAGAACATAATATCACATTAATAAATTTATTAACGGATCAAAATGATTATAGTGCGCTTAAAGAACAATATGCTGCGCAAACTAGAAATCGTAAAGAAGAATTAGATTTCTATACAAAACAAAAAGATTATTGGGAAAATTATTTACTTACTCTTGAAGAAGGTTCAAAAGAATGAGAAAAAGCTAAAGAGAATTATAATTCAGCTGCTGATGCTTGGGCTACAGCATTAACTACAACAATTCAAGCGGCTAGAGTAGAGTTTGAAAATAACATCAATTTAATCTTTAAAACTATAAATAATCAATTAACTAATAATAAAGGTCTAGATTATTTAAATGAAGAATGGACTTTATTAGGTGCTAATACTGAATTAGTTTTAGATAATATTAATAAAATGCAAGGATTGCAAGACTTAAGTAAAAAATATAATGATGCAATTAATAGCACATCTAGTATAAAAGCACAACAAAAACTTGCACAATTGCGTGATAGTGAATTAGAATCGCTTAAATCAATTGATAAACTAAGTCAACAAGATTTAGAAAGAGCTGAAAAGAAACTTAATATTATTAAAGCTCAAATTGCTCTTGAAGATGCTCAACAAAATAAATCTAAAATGAGATTAAGAAGAGATAGTCAAGGTAATTATAGATATCAATTTGTTGCAGATGAAGAAGAAATTAAACAAGCTGAAGCTAATTTATATAGTGCTTATAATGAATTATATAATTTTGATAAAGCAAGATATACAAATACATTAAACGAAGCTGCAAAAGCATGGCAAGAATACCAAGAAAAGATGGCTCAGGCCGCATTAATCAATGACCCAGAGGTTAGAGCTGAAAAAGAAGCTTTAATAAAACAACAATATGATGAAAAAATTGGTATTTTACACGAACAGTTACAAAGAACAATGCAAGAATTAAATCAATCTACTTTTGCAGAATTAAATGCTTTATATGGTGAAAATGAACAAAATTATGAATTAATGACTGAACAACAAAAATTTGCGCTTAATCAATTTGAAAATGCTAATCAAACCGCTTTTGATTTAGTATTTGATTTATATACTGAAAACACTGAAAAATTCCATGATATGACTCAAGACCAAATTGACACAATTCAAAATCAAATGATTCCTCAATGAACTTCTGGTTATCAAGCTCTTGTAGATGAAATAACTAAAGAAGGCGGTATAGAAGAAGTGTCTAATCGTATGATGAATGAAATGAAAACTGCTATTGATGACTATAATGGTTCATTATCTAACACTGAAGTAATTGCAGGAAATACTTTTGATAATATTGCAGATGCGCAAAATGACATTATTGAATTAAGTCAAGAAATGTTAGATAGTAATGATGCTTTAATTGATAAGTATGGAGAATTAACAGATGCTGTTGCTGAACAGTATACAACGTTAAAAGATTTAATGAATCAATATGAGCAAGCAGCAAATGATGCTAAGCAAGCAGCAGAAGATGCTTATAACTATATAATGAAAGCTAAAGAACAAGAAGCTAAAGAATATGCAGATAATACTGCTAACGGTCCTACAACAGGTGGAACTGGACAATATGAACATAATCAACAAGAAAATTTAGTACAAAAAGAAACTAAACAATATCCTGATATTAATAGTTGGGTTTCACTTCCTACAGGAACATATTTTTATGATGCTAATGGAAATCCATATCCAAATCCATCTATCTATGGAAGGTCTGTTCAAATTAAAAGCACTTCTGGTGACTTATGGAAAGTTTATAATGGTGATTTAAGACCTAGCACAGTATATATTAAAAAATCTTCAATTGGTTATGATACTGGTGGTTATACTGGTGAATGGGGTAATGAAGGCAGATTAGCTATGCTACATCAAAAAGAATTAGTTCTTAACAAAAAAGACACTGCAAATATGTTAGATGCAGTTGAAATAATGAGAGGAATTACTGATAATATTGGTTCAGATGTTCTTAGTAGAATGGCTAGCGTTAGCGCAGGAAGTTTAGGTAGCGCATTTAGTGGAAACGTATTAGACCAAAATGTACATATTGAAGCTACATTCCCAGGTGTTAAGAGTTCAATAGAAATTCAAGATGCTTTAAATAATTTAGTTAATATGGCTGCGCAACGCGCACAAGCTAAGTAATAAGAGATAGTGAAGAGCTATCTCTTTTTTATTTTGGACTAATTTATATAATATTAGGGAGTAAAAAATGAAGTAAAAATAAAGGATTATACAATGAAATAAAAGGAGAGATGAGGAGTTTATGAATAACAATTATGAAAATAAAATTCTTGATGCTATTCAAACTTTAGTCGATAATGCAGTTAGTAAAGCTGGATATGATAAAACTATTAAAGCTGTTGTTTCTAAATGCGTTAACGAAAGTACTGGAAAGTATGTTGTAAAGTATCAAGATAGTACATTTTATGCATATAGTAACGATTTAGATTCCATTTATAGTGGCGGAACTCCGGTCTATGTTCTAGTACCTGGCAATGATATGTCACAAACTAAAACAATACTTGGTTCTGTTGATAAATTAGGAACTGAATATATCACCTTATCAGAATCTAATGCTGCTTATCAAGAAATAGGTACATCAATAGTAACTCCTAATGGAACTATTCCTGGAATTAGTTCTTATAAATCTGGAGGAGATAGTGAAACTATTTATGATCGAACTGCTGGTTCTAATCCAGTTACTGTAGATACTACAGGCGCAAATATTTACTTCCAAAAAGCGCAATATATTGAAATAGGTGGAACTTTTACTACTCAATTGAATGAAGAGCAAAAAAGACAAGGTAATTATGGTTTAGTTTTTGATATAGATTTTAAAGACGGAGATACAATAACTAATAAAAAATATGTACTTGATATAGATTCAATGACAGGTAATCCATATTCATATAATTTAGGTAGTACGCAAACTGCTGTATATGAAATAGATGGAGAACATTTTTATAGATTAAATAGTATTACATTAGAATGTAAGAATTTCCCACATAGCGCAACTCCATATACAGATGATATTTTTGTAAAAGATATTATCTTAAAAGGATTGACGCCTTTAACAAGAGATGAGCTTGCAACTAATTCATTAACATTCATAACAAAACAGGGAACATATTTCCATGCTGGTGATACTGAAGAAACTTTAAAAATTGAAACTGAAGTTAGAATTAACAGAAGAGTAATACCTGTTAATACTGGCTTATTAAGATATTACTGGTTTAAAGAAAATAGTAAAATAGGGCTTACTAGTCCTGGTTATTTACCTTTTGGCGGACCTGGATGGGAATGTGTAAATAGTTATAATGTTATAGATGAAACAAATAATGTTAGAGATTATATCACTGATGCAGATAGTTTAACTGTTGTAAAAAGTGAAAACACTGCAAAAGAAAATGAATATAAATGTGTTGTAATTTATAATAATGAAATTCAAGTAGAAAAAAATATTATTATATATAATAGAAATGCATCTTATACAGTTATTCTTGAGTCAGACCAAGGTAACTATTTTAAATACAATGAAGGTAATCCTACATTAACTTGTAGTGTAAGTCCAACAGGGATATATACTTATGTATGAACAGAAACTGATAGCTCTAATAGAACTGTGGTTTTAACAGAAACAAATAACACCTATAGCGTACAATTAGGCTCAATTGCTAATTTTAGTAAGTTTACGTGTTCTGCATTTGATGATGAAGAAAATTTTGTTGGAAAAGCTGACATTGTCATTACTAATAGCTGGGATAAAGAAGACAATAGTTATGCGCTAGTGATGGAAAATGGCGACCAGATTTTCAAATATAACGAAAAAGGTATCGCGCCAACTAATAAATCATTAGAAAGACCTATTGTTTTAAAACCTTTGCAATTTGTGTTATATGATGAATTAGGACACCAAGTGGATGATAATAAAATTGCAGCTACTGATGTTACTTGGTATATACCTAAAGACAATACAATGATTATTAAACCTTCTGGGGAATTACCTGAAGAAGATGGTTATTATGTATATAAAGGACAAAAAACATTAAATATTGATATTGCATCTATTTACAATAGCAAATATTTAAATAATATTATAAAATTAAAAGTTAGATATAATGATAGAGTTTTAAATACTCAATCTGAATTAGCATTTCTTAAAGAAGGAGAAATAGGTTCTAATGGAACTGATTTTGTATGTAGAATAGTTCCTAACGTTGACCAGAATGCGCAAGTACCTACATATCCTATCTTTACTGCAAATATGAGTACTAATCCAGTAGTTGGAGATATGAACTATGAAAGACCAAGCGGTCAATCTGATAAATGGTTTAAAGTTCAACTTTATAAAGATGGTATTGAGATATATACAGGTATCGCGTCTGGTACATCTCAAGAGAGTAAAGCTGTTACAGTTGAATGGTCAATGCTTAAAAACAATTATGGAAAATATAATAATATTACAATAGCAGATAGTTCTAGTTTTACAGTAAATTCAAGTACTGGTGCATTTACTTATGTAGATTTAGATGATGATTTAGATAGAGCGGCAAATATAGTTAAAGCTACAATTACTTATGATGGGGCAACATATTATGCCACAATGCCTATTATATTAGTTCAAGCAATTAATGCAAGTGGATATACATATGATATGGAATTGGTAGAAAACACTGGTTTTAGATATGTTATGTATACAACAGATGGATTAAATCCAATTTATGATAGCAGTAATCCATTTGCGCTAAAAGTTTATGAAACTTATGATAGTGTTAAAACAGACATTACTGATTCAGTTCACTATGATTGGTTTAAATTAGGAAAAATATATAATGGAACAACTTGAGTTGCGGAAGATAATTTTATATTAAAGTCTGCTTTCACAGATACTCCTACCGCAAATTGTAGACCTATTGAAAAATTTAGCGGGTTAAGTGTAAACAATGCTTTAAAATGTGTTGTTTCGGATGGTGGTGTTGAATTTGTTAGAATTTATTTACCAGTTCATTTCTACTTAAATAGATTTGGAAATGCTGCGCTAAATGGCTGGGATGGAAATCATGTTGAAATTAATTCAAATGGTGGTTTTATTTTAGCTCCACAAATAGGCGCAGGTAAGAAAGATAGTAACAATGCCTATACAGGTGTGTTCATGGGAACTGTGCGCGAAGGCGGTTCTAGTTCTGAAGAGGTAGGTCTATTTGGATATAACAAAGGTGAAAGAACTATAGCTCTTGATGCAGAAGATGGTTCTGCTAGATTTGGTAAAACAGGTCAAGGGCAAATAGTAATTGACCCAGGCGCAGAAAGCGCAAAGATATATTCAGATGATTTTAGAGTAGATTATACTACTCCAGACCAAATGAATCCACCTCAATCAGTTTATACTGAAGGATTTAAATATATTAGAATAAAAAATAATGGAGACATTATATTATTAAAACAAAAACCTGCAGGAACTACTCCATTGGCAGATGATGAATATCGTATTGGAGATTCATTCAAAGCTGGAGATAGAGTGTGGGTTAATGGTGATGGTCTAGAAATTGATTTAAATGACCCTCATATTGTATTTGGAAACGGTAATTTCAGAGTTGATTCAGATGGTCAAGTTTATGCTACTGGATTTGTAACAGTTAAAGAACTTGAAGCAGGAGATTATAATATTCCTGGAACTAATATATTTGATGTAGAATATGCAACAAATATAGTTCAATTTGAAACAAACGCACAATTATATCCAATTCATTCTGAAACAAAGAGTATTACATGTAAATGTAAATATAAAGATGAGTATACAGATAATTATACTGTTCAATTAATAGATGATAATGGTAATGTTGTTCCATATCATGACTCAGAACATTTAGTAGATTGAGATGGTATTGATATTACAATAAGTAAAGTGGGGCAAGTTACTACTATTAATTTTGAAGTAGATATAAACAGTGATATTGAAAGTACAGTTCTTTCATATAAGTTTAGATTTACTTATCCAACAGGACTTGTTATTGAAAAAATCTTTAATGTAAATTTAGTAGTTAAAGGAACTTCAATAGCAGTTAAGGGTGAATTTGCTTCTACTGCAGCAATGCTTGATGCAGTAGCACAAGGAACTATTACTCCAACTCTTGGAGATAGTTATATTATAGATAGAGAGTTATGAATTTATACTAATGATTCTGGCCATGGCGGAACTAGTATTGATGACTGGTATGATGCTGGTGAGTTCCAAGGTGAACCAGGTGCACCTGGAGCAGATGGAGAAGATGCTAAACAATTATATTTAACATCTAGTGCAGAAGCATTTACTTCTTCAAATAGCGGAAGTAGTTATAGTCCTAATTCAATTACAATAACTCCATTCTTCCAAAACACAACATTCCAAAAATGGCAGTTGAGTAGTAATGGTGGGGTTAATTGAAGTGATTTAGATTTAGCTGATTTACCAACTGGTATAACATATAATAATAATACAAAAGCATTAACAATAGCAAATAATTGCGAAGAATATACTAGTTCAATTTCAGTTTTATCATTTAAATGTCTTGCTAACGAAAGGTATAGTAATAATGAATACTATTGAGATGTTATTACTGTTGCAAGAATTAAAAATGGTGAGCCAGGACTTAATGGTAATACGATTTGGGTAACATCTGATGACCCAACAACACAAAGTAGTAAATATATATTTAATATAAATGATTTAGATGGTCCTAATAAGACCCCTGTTGTAGGAGAGATAATTATTTGGGACTCTCGTTATCAATGTCCTATATCTGTTGTAAATTCTACAACAGTAGAAGTTAATACTAGTGATGTTTATGATATGAGAGGACCTGCAGGTAATAATACCGCAACTGTTAATTTATATAAGCGTACGGCGAGTGCACCTTCGAAACCATATACTGGTGCGGGTTCTGATACTTATACATTTAGTACACACCAACTAGGGCATTTACCTACGGGTTGAGATTATAATGTTCCAGCTGCTAGCGAAGGAACTTTGTTATATATTTCTTCTGCAGTAGCATATGGTAATACAGATATAGTTTCAATTTCAAATAGTAGTTGGTCAACACCTGAACCAATAGCAGAAAATGGTACAAATGGAAACGATGGTACTTCACCTTTGTTAGCATATTTGACCAATGAAGTACAATCATTTGCAGCAAGTATTGGTAATGTTGAAGTTAGTACTGACCTATATGTTTATAGAGGTGATACTGCGCAATCAATTACAATTCAAAAAGTTGGAAATGTAAATGCTACTGGTGTTACAAGCTATACAGATATTACAAATATATCTTGATTACAATTTAAAATAGATAGTACATATACAAATAAAATTTGATTTAAAACAAAATCTAATACTCCGCAATCTCAATCAGGGCAAATTGCTATTGAATATTTAGTTAGTGGAGAAAGTAGTAATAGAACAATTTATTTTACATATTCAACAACAACAAAAGGAAAAGATGCATTAGGATTAAATATTGAGCCTTCTGCATTATTATTTAAAACTGCGGATGGCGGTACAACATATGAACCTACTTCAATTACTTTAACGCCAAATCCACAAAATACAACATTTGGTTCTTGGTATTATAATGGAACTCAAATTACAACAACTGGTGGCGGTTCTGCTACAAATATTAATGGAGTTTCATTAAATACAAGTACAAATGTGTTAACTATTGTTCCTAGTTCTACTGAATTTAATTCTTATCAAAGTTTAACTTTTGAAGGTAGAAACTCAGACGGGACAATAAAAGATAGAGCAACTATTACAAGATTAGCAAATGCTAATAATATGTGAGTTAGATATAGTATTGACGAGCCCACTCAAGACTCTGATATGCAAACAACGCCTACAAGTTCTACTAAATATATTGGTGTTTATAATGGGCCTTCTGAAACTGCGCCAACACATTATACAGACTACGTTTGGTCTAAATATATAGGTGAAAGCGGAAATGGTATTAATAGCATTACATATAAATATAAGGCTACAGATACGCAATCTGCTCCAGACGCCAGTGAGACTGGATGGGAAACTAATATAGCAAATACTACATTTAGCGCAACTAATAAATTTTTATGACAAAAAGAAGTTATTGATTATACATTAATAACAGATAAAACAACTGTTTCTTTAATCGCGGTATGAGGAGAAAAAGGAGCAGATACTTTAAATGTTATATTAACAAATGAAGCTCAAGTATTTGCTGGAGATACAACAAAAGCAATTGGAAATAGGTCTTATTATACAGACGTTAAAGGATATGTAGGAGCTGCAACAGATAATATTAGTATTGTCGTAGATAATATTTCTGGAGGCGCTTCTTGGATTACTAAATCAGTGTCTAACGATGGTGGAACTACAAAGGCTACAACAGGGACAGTTACTGGTTCAACATTAAGAGTATACTTTGACACAGCAGCAAATACGACAACAAGTGATTTAAATGGAGAAATAACAATACCTATTACGTTAAATGGGGAAACTATTAATAAAGTATTCTCTTATTCTACATCTTTAAAAGGAGCTAAGGGTGAAGATGGCGACGACGGTAATAATACAGCTACTATTAGTTTATATACAAGAAGCGCAAGCGCGCAGCCAAGTAAACCATATTCTAGTGGTGCTGTAACCTATACTTTTGCTTCACAAGCGTTAAGTGGAACTTTACCATCTGGTTGGAGCAGAACAGTGCCTACTGGAACAAATCCACTATGAGTATCATCGGTAAGTGTTACTGCTAATACTGCAACTGTTGATATCGGATATGATAGTTGGTCAACACCTACTAAAATGGCTCAAAATGGTACTGATGGTAATGATGGATATAATACTGCAACTATTAGTCTTTATCAACGTGCAGAAAACAAACCTACAGTAACTTATCAAAATAATTTGACTTATACATTTAGTTCTCATAGTTTAGATACTATCCCTAGCGGTTGGTCTATTACTGCACCAACAACAGATGGAAATCCTCTATGAGTATCTTATGTATCTGTATCTAGTAGAAATGCAACAGTTTCAATTGCATCTAGTAGTTGGACTGAGGCAGTAGCTATTGCTGAAGATGGCCAAGATGGACAAGACGGTAACGATGGAGCTGATGGATACAATACAGCTACTATATCTATGTATGGTAGATTTGATTCATCTTCAACGCCTTCTGCGCCATATAGCAGTGCGGTTACTTATACATTCTCTACTCAAGGATTAAGTGCTAATCCAGGTACTGGTTGGTATAGAACTGCTGCAAGCATCCCTAGTACAGAAAATGGAAAGCCATTATATGTTTCTTCTGCGAGTGTTAGCGCTAATACTGCTACTGTTAGCATAGCAGCAAATAAGTGGTCAACACCATATATTATAGCAGAAGATGGTAGCGATGGAGAGGATGCGGTTACTTTAAAAATTGTTGCAACTGGCACGACTGTATTTAAAAATAACTCTGGCTCAGTAACTTTACAAGCACATGTTTATCAAGGTACTACAGATTTATATAATAATACAACTGATGCTGGGGCTTGTGCTTTAGGAACTATCTATTGATATAAAGATGGTAGTAGCATAGGAACTGCTAGCAAAACATACACGGTAAATGCAAGTAATGTAGATAGTTTATCTTATGTTACTTGTCAATTAGAAGAAAGGAGTTAAAAGGAGTGATTTTATGACAACATTAATCAAAGCAAGAGATCAAATAACATTAACAGATATAACAGATAATTATTCAGTTAACTTATCAAGAGATTCTTATGTTTTTACAGGAACAACAACAAGCGGAACTCCTGGACCAACTTCTTGCTCAACGACTATTACAGTTTTTAGAGGCGGGGAACAGATTGTAAACCCTGCCTCAGGAACTGCTATATTTAGCGCAGCAACTAGTTATGTTGATCCAGATGGGGTTATCTCAGCGAGCTTTGGTAATACAACAGGTAAAGAAAATGACCCTTATGTGTTGACTGTTTCTATTGCACAAAATAAAACATTATCTATTGCAAAAGAAATTCCTTTTACAATAACTATTAATTTAGGTAATAATGAAACAGCTACAATAAATAAAACATTCACAGTTACTACAACTAAAAAAGGTACTGATGGTTCTTCTGTCACTGTAGATGCAACACATATTTATTATGGAACATCTACTGATGGTGAAGATCCCGATACTGTTACTGACTGGACTGAGGATACAGTACTTTCTCCTAGTGATGGAGAGTTTTTATGAACAAAAACTGTTGTTGTTTATGATGACCCAAGTTCAACAACAACAACATCATATAGTGTTTCTTATAAAGCAATAGATGGTTCTCCAGGCGGAGATGCTTATTCTGTAGTATTGTCAAATGAATCTCATACATTTATGGCAGGAATTTCAAAAATAGTAGCAGCTACTGATGTAATAGTAACTGTATATGCTTATAAAGGTTCTACTGCGGTTACCCCAACAATTGATGCTAGTCAGATTACAGGTCAAGTTGCTAATAAATTAACAGCATCTGTAAATGGCTCTGTGATTACAATTAGCGCAACCGCAAACCTTGATGTAGATGGAACATTAACTATACCTGTTGTTGTTGATGGAAAAACATTTAATAAGAATTTTTCATGGGCTTTGGCTAAAAAAGGAAATACAGGAAGTAGTCCAACAATTTATTGATTAGAATTAAGCAATGTAACAGCAGTAAGAAGTGCAAGTGGAAGTTATACTCCAAGTGCTATTACTTTTATTGCAAAATCTCAAACAGGAAGTAATGCAGTAGAAAATTTTATTGCAGGTAGTTATAGAATTACGACAGATGGTGCAACACCTTCTGGAACCTGAACAGCTCTTGAGACAACTTCGCCTTATACAAATTCATATACTATTCCTACTGGAACAACAACTTCAATAAAAATAGAGTTAGCTAAAGAAAATTCTTCAGCAAGTTCACATACTGTAATAGATGAACAGACTATTGCAATTGTTAAAGATGGACAAAATGGAACTGATGGTTTTTCAATATGGACAACAAATGATGCTGTTTCATCAAGTAAATTTACTATTGGAAATTTACATGGCCCAGCAGGACAAACGCCAAAAGTTGATGAAATAGTTATTAGTAAAAATAGATATCAATATACAATTACTGCGGTAGGTACTACTCAAGTAACGGTTGGAGCAGAGACAGATTTAAAAGGCCCAACAGGTGATGATGGTTATAATGTAGCTACTGTTAATATGTATAAAAGAGCAAATACTACACCTAGCAAACCTTATGCTAGTTATAGTGGAACTCTTACTTATACTTTCTCAAGTAATTCATTTAGTACAACAAGCTCTTCAGATACTGGTGGATGGAGCATGTCTGTACCAGCAATAGATGGTAATCCATTGTACGTATCATCTATTTCTTTATCAAGTAGAAGTGCAAGCGTAACAGTCAATAAAACTAATTTTACATCTCCAACAACTATGGCGGAAGATGGAAAAATGGTATTTATTTCTGCAAATCCGCAAACATTTTCTTCAACAGATGGAGGAAATACATATTCACCAGACAGCGTTGTTTTAACACCAAGATTTCAAAATACCACTTATAGAAAATGGTATTATATAAATAGTGGAGGAACAGAAGTAGATTTAACTAGTAGTCCTCCAACAGGAGTATCAATCAATTCTACAACAAAAGCATTAACAATAACTAAAGCAGCAGTCAGTGATTTGTCTAGCGGTTCTGCTGCATTTAAAAATTATAAGTCTATTGTGTTTAAGTGCGAAGTAAATGAAACAGACGCAAATAATAATTATATTTATGATACATTTACAGTAGTAAAACTTAAAGATGGTAAAGCTATTGCGAGTGTTGAAATTAAATATGGAATGTCTGCAAGTAGTACGACAGCACCTAGCACGTGGTATGATAGTATTAGTAGTATTACAACTTGGACTCCAGGATATTTCTTATGAGAGAGATATAAATATACTTATTCAGATGGCACAACAGAACCTTCTGGAGCTAATGATTATATATATGTTAAAAGTATGCAAGGTCAAACTGGAGTTGGAATTGAATCTATCACACCATTACATTATTTAAGAGTTATAGTTGAGGGTTATAAGAGCGGAAGTACTTTCTACGAAGATAGTGCACACACCAAAGCAATAACTCCAGTAGATAATTGTTATTATTTAGATAAAGGAGTTACTCCTAATAAATATTGGCAATATGTAACAAGTGCTTATGTTGATAGAGGAACAACAGCTCCTCCAGACCCACCAAGTGCACCACATCAAGCGTCAACAGGAGCTCAAGCAGATGATATTTCAAATAATACAAAACCAAATCAATGAACTACAAACACTCCAAGATATATTTCTGGAGGAACCTACTATATAAGTGAAGAAGTTGCTTATGATGATAATACATATCAATATTCTGCTGTTGTACCAGATAATATAGTAACAGATGCTTATATGGATATAGATAGGAATACAGGCCAAATTAATCTTATATCTGAACAAGTTCTTAATCTAGAGCAAACTGACGATGTTGATGGCGCTAGTATAACATTCCAAAAAGATTGTTATGTTGGTACTTTACATAGATTAACAATTGCGCCAACAGGAAATACGGAAGCTAAATCTGTAAAAGGATTATATCCAAGTACATCTTTATATCCTAATACGGATTTATATCCAAGAGAAATAATTTTAGTTGTAGATTGCGGTTCATCTGCATATGGAACTAAATATAAATATTATTTAGATATAGATGCATTAATATGAACAAATGTAAATGTTTATGATGAATTTGTTTATGAAGATGGAAAGTGTTGAATTATACGTAGAACAATTAGTGGCGGAAGTACTGTTGAAACAATTGAATATCGTAACCCAGTAATACCTGTTGACCCAGTTATTACTGTTGGAACTGAAGAAATTCAAGTAAGTAATTCACTTATTTATATTCCACAAAAATCAGATGTTACTTTGAGATTGGTTGGAGCAAATAGTTCAGCAAATCCTGTAATTAATTATAAAGCAACTTATTTAATAGATAATCCTTATACATCTAATTTTACTTCTAGTTTAGATTTAATATCTCAAATTAATATGAGTCCTGGAAGTATTAAAATTAAAGCTAATAATATTGCTCTTGAAGGTTATACAACTGTTAATCAAAATTTCAAAATTGATTTAGAAGGAAATATGGAATGTATGGATGCTAAAATTAATGGTAATTTAGTTACTGAGCAAGGTATTTTAACTAATATAACTTTTGTTGGAGATTATTGAGATTGTTCTAGATATTATGATTCAGCATGAGAAAATCCTAAAAAATATGCATTAAAAATGGGAAACAGTTTGCATTATGTAGGAATTAATGGAGAAAGTGATGATAGTAGATATACTTTCTGATATGAGTTTTTGAATTTCCCAATTGTTATTCCTGATAATTTTATTCCAATAAAACTAAGAATTATGACTCACTCTGGCTCAGCTACAATTACTTGGGATAATAATTCATTGCCAGGGTCATGTACTAATGTAGGCGTATTTACTACTACTAATTTAGGAGAAACTAATTATCTTGATATGGGTGGTTCTGCATGACTTACTGGATGTGTACCAAATTTTTCTCGTGTAAATACTATTGATTTACATACTTTCCCTGCTGGGACTCCAGAAGATTATGTTTTTGAAGGAGACGCTACAGCAGTGTTTAGCAATGGACCTGGATTATATAATATTTGTTTAAAAACTGCGGATTCATTACCTGCAGATATCTCTGGTACTTATGCTAATACTGTGGCAACAGCAGCAAACAAAATATCAAAATATGCAAGTATTATTGACGCGGTTTGTGAAGTTATTGGATATATGCAAATATCAACAGAGGAGGGTGAGTAGAATATGGCTTATACAAAAACAAATTGGGTTAATGGCGGACAACCTGCTATTAGCGCAAATAATTTAAATAACATAGAAAATGGTATAGCGTCATGTGATAGTAGAGCTACAACTTTAGAGAACACATTGGGCGCATTAAATTCATATTCTACTACTGAAACTGCTATTGGAACATGAATTGATGGACGTGTAATTTATAGAAAAGTAATTCCTTGATCTCCAAGTGGTACAATTGGCGCATCTAGTGCAACTAATAATTATACTATAGACCATGGAATAACAAATTTTAATATGCAAATAGGAACTCCTAGAATTGCAGTAACAAAAGGAACTGGAACATCTTATATTATTCCTTATATGAATGGTAGTAGCACTCCAACAACTTTTACAGGTGTAGTAATGGTTAGCACATCAAGTATTACTTTGAGAATTATTAATGATACGTGGTCAGGTTTTACATTCTATTTTATATTAGAATATGTAAAAACAAGTTAAGAGGAGGTAAACATATATGAGTAGATGAATAGATTTTGAAAATTATCCAAGTACTGCGACTCCTCTTAGCGCATCTGTCTTAAATACATTACAAGATGATATAAAAACTTCTATTACTGATATGTGAAAAGTAATATATCCAGTTGGAAGTATTTATATTAGTACTAATTCAAATAGTCCAGAAACACTTTTTGGTGGTAGATGGGAACAATTAAAAGATAGATTTTTATTAGGAGCTGGAGACACATATACTGCAGGAAGTACAGGTGGAGCTTCAAACCATAGACATCCTATGTCTCATACACATACATTAAGTAAAAATGGTTGAGCTCAAATAGTAATGCATGGAACTGGTTATATCTGCTATAATGAACAATCTGTTCCTACATGGAAGAATAACTTTGCTATTAAAGGTACTAGACAAGCTTCTGGGCATGAAGATGAAAACTATGGTGCTATATTAGCTGGTGCTACAGATGCTTCTTCAATTAGTCAAACAGATTATGTAGATAATACTGGTTCAACACTACCACCATACTTAACAGTATATATGTGAAAAAGATTACCAGATAATGCTTAATAGGAGGAGTTAAAAATGTTTAAAAAATCAGGCAATACACTTCACATCACTCGTGGTGATGGAGGAGTTTTAACATTACAATGAGAAGGACATACATTCCAAATTGGTGAAACTATAGATGTAAATATATATAGAGCTAATGGTATGGATACTGCGCCTATAAAAACTTGAACAACAGGTCAGTTAGTTTCAGTTTTAGAAGAGGTGTCAATCGATGTTAGCGGAAGTGATACTCAATTAGATAGTCCAATTACAGAGCCAGTTCAATACTGGTGAGAAGCTGTATGCGGAGATACTACTTTTATTGGATATGATGAGAATGGACCAAAAATTCTAAATTTATATCCAGGCGGAATTAATTAATGCGCGAACCCGGTATATGAACCCATACCGGATATCCGCTTAATATAGATAGATAGAAAGGAGTTTATTTATGGAAGACGAAATCATTTTAACAGATGAAAATTACAACATAGATAATGATGAAGAATTCATTTTTTCAATGGGAGATACACAAGATGTATATGATGAAGTTGAACCTATTAAAGAAGATGAAGAAGAAGAAATAGTAAAGGAGGAAGAATAATATGGCATATTTAATGACAGGACAACAATTAGCAGACAAAGTAAAAAATGTAGCTAATAATTATAAAACATTATATGTGTACTCTTGTTTTGGTGCTCCTATGAGTGCAAAAAATAAACAAAGATATACAAACAATTGTGATTATAATAGACAAGCTTCAAGAAAAGCTAAAATTAATGCTGCAAGTTCTAATACATTTGGCTTTGACTGTGTAAACTTAATCAAAGGTATTCTTTGGGGTTGGAATGGAAATGTAAATGCAACTTATGGTGGAGCTGTTTATGGTTCTAATGGTGTACCAGATACTAGCGCAGATGGCTTAATGAATTATTGTACTGGTGTAACAACTAACTTCTCTAATATTCAAGTTGGAGAAATGGTACATATGAAAGGTCATATTGGAGTATACATTGGTAATGGTTTAGCTGTTGAATGTACTCCTATTTGGAAAGATGGCGTACAAATTACTGCTGTTGGCAATATTGGTAAAAAATCTGGTTATAATACTAGAACATGGACTAATCATGGTAAATTAAAATTTATTGATTATGGTTCAACACCTACACCAGGTGGATTCTTACCAGCTAGAGGATATTTCCAACCAGGCGATAGTGGAAAGAAAGTTGAACAAATTGATGCTTTTTTAGCTAAACAAACTTCTGGTAATTTCTTTGGTACTTATACTAAATATGGAGTTAAAGCATTCCAAGTTGAATGCGGACTTGAAACAGATGGAAACATTGGACCTATCACTCTAGGTAGAATGAAAGACAAGGGTCTAGACTCATCTGTTAAACTACCTTCAAGAGGTTATTATAAAGTTGGAGATAGTGGAAGCAATATAGAAAAAATAGATGCTTTCTTAGTAAATCGTATTCTTGGAGATTATTACGGCAACTTTACTAAACATGCTGTTATGGCATTACAAGAAAAGGGTAAGAATGAAGGACGTTATAATGACTCTATAGATGGTTATTTTGGACCTAAAACTTTAAAATGCGCAGAGTCATATGGATTTAAATACTAGGAGGTATTAATATGTGGGAAGCAGTATGTGCAACTCTTAATATCGTTATGTGGATTGGCGTAATTCTTGGATTATTGTTAATCGTTAACACAATGTGCGGAATTATCTGCAATCTTAATAAAGGAGAACCATTTTCTTGGAAAAAATTACTTCAAGGGATTGGGAAAGCTGTTGCGTTTTATCTTGGAATCGCTCTTTTGAGTGTTGTGTCTACTTTGCTACCTTTTGTCAATGCAATGGTAGTAGAAGTATTTAATATTGAATTATTATCATCTGCAGTATTAAATACATTATCAACAGCAGCTATCTTCGGAATTGCGGCTGCCGCGATTACTGTTCAAGGTAAAAAAGCACTTGAAAATATATTCGAGTTAGCTAAATTATCATTAGGTAATCTTGAACTTAAAAAACAAAACGAGTTAGAAGAAGAAAAAGAAGCGTAGTGAATTAACTACGCTCTTTTTTATTTGGACAAAGTAAAATAATTAGGATGGCTTATCTTTGAAATCTTTTTAGAAGAATAATTTTAAAATATTGGAGAAAAGGAGGCTTACATATGTTTAAGATAGATAGTAATTACAATATGCACCTTAACCGCGGAGACCAATGCATTATTAGATTAACTAACACTGATTCAACATTTCAAATTGGTGATACTCTTGCTTTTTCTGTTATGAAAAAAGGTAATGCGGGCGATATTATTTTCCAAAAATTCTTTACTATTGAGGAAGAATGTCAGACTTTTGATATAGTTTTAACATCAGAAGAAACAAGACTTGGGAATATAATTAAAAGTGGAACAGTTGTATATTGGTATGAAATAGAATATAATGGTATCAATACTCTTGTAGGGTATTGGACAGACGGACCTAAAGAATTTATCTTATATCCAGAGGCTGCTTATCAAGAGGGGAGTGTATAATTATGTCAATAATTATCGAGCCTCAAATTCTTGATGTAGAAGCTGTTAGTCCAGTTAACATAGATATTGCAGCAAATAGTGGCGCAAATATTAATTTATCTACAACACAAAGTGGGATTGCAGATATCTCTGCCTCAGCTTGGTCTAATAATTATGATGCTTTATCTAATAAACCTAAAATTAATGGACATACATTAATTGGTGATAAAACATCTGAAGAATTAGATATTGTTGAAGATAAAAACTATTTTCACAGACAAACAATAGCCTCTGATACATGAGTTATTGTTCACAATTTAAACAAACATCCTTCTGTTACTGTCATCGATAGTGCGGGGAATGAAGTTATTGGAGATGTTACTTATGATGATAATAATCAAGTAACATTACGTTTCGAAGGTGGCTTTAAAGGTTCAGCCACACTAAATTAATAGAGGAGGAAAAATATTATGGCAAAAAGTTTTTTAGTTGACATTAATTTGAACCAAAATGAATTACAAAATGGTGTCATTCAAAACCTAGCTAGTAATCCAGAAAGTGGAATAGCCGGTCAAATTTACTATAATACAGCTGTTAATAAATTAAGAGTTTATAATGGTAGTGAGTGGGTAAACTTAGAAAAAGGTACTGGTACCGTAACTAGCGTAGCTGTTTCTAATGATACAAATGGTGGTTTATCTGTTAGCGGAAGTCCAATTACAACTAGTGGAACTATTAGTATAGGACATAGCAATGTATTAACTAATGCGCAAACTACTAGCGGAGTATACCCAATTAAAATTGATAAAAATGGACATATTAGTGAATATGGAACTGCTGTTGGTGTTGTAAGCGCAACTGCAGATGGTTTCATACCTGCATTTAGTAGCGCAAATCAAACTTCTACAAAAGTAGCAAGTAATGATTATATATGGGATGCAACAACTAGTAAATATGCGCAATTACCTGCTACAGCATTTAGTGATACTACTTATACAGATGGAACAAAAGGGTATACATTAAAAGCAAAACAAGATGGCAGTGGAAATCAAATCGATACAACATATGCACCATTATCTAGCCCATCATTAAGTGGGACACCTACTGCTCCAACTGCAACAGCAGGAACTAATACAACACAAATCGCAACTACTGAATTCGTTCAAAGCGCATTAAGTGGAATTGCTGGAGCTATGTACTTTAAAGGTACTATTGGTACAGGCGGAACTGCAGGTACTGCATTACCAACAACTGGAGTAAAAGTTGGTGACACTTATAAAATTATAACTGCTGGAACATATGCAAGTCAAGCTGCTCAAGTTGGTGACATGTTCATCGCTACTGCAACTACACCTACATGGGCATACATTCCATCAGGTGATGATCCAAGAGTAACACAAGTAACTGCTGGTGCTGGATTAAATACTACAGGTGCTGATAGTTCTTCAGACGGTGGATCAATTACATCTACAGGTACATTATATTTAACAAAATCAGGAGTTAGCGCAGGTACTTATCAAGGTTTAACTATTGATAAATATGGACGTGTAACTGCTGCTGAAGACAAAGGTTATACAACTAATACAGGTACTGTTACTAGTGTTGGTGTAAGCAATGCTACAGATGGTGGTTTAACAGTTTCTGGGACACCTGTAACTACAAGTGGTACAATTTCTGTTGGACACACTAATGTGTTAGCTTCAGCACAAACAACAAGTGGCGTATATCCTATTAAAATTGACAAAAATGGTCATATTTCTGAATATGGTAGCGCAGTAACTATATTAAAGAAATATAGTACAAGTATAACAGGAGATGCAAGTAAAACTTCATTTACTGTAACACATAACTTAGCAAGTAGAGATGTTATTATTCAAGTTTATGATAACTCTTCTTATGATGAAGTTATGGTTGATATCGTAAGAACAAATACAAATACAGCTACAATTTCATTTGCAAGCGCACCTGCAAGCGGAAAGGTTTATAGAGTAGTTTGTATTGGATAATTATAAAGAGAGGAGATAATTAAATATGAAAGTTTTAAATCAATTAGACTCTCTTGATAATATTAAAGATGGAGAAACAAGGAAATTAATAACAAAAACAACAAGTAGTGGAAATGGAAACGCTGTCACCAGTGTCAGCGTTTCTGGAGACACTATTACATATACAAAAGGCGCTACTTATGGAACTAGTAATTTAGCGCTTGGAGAAACAAGTAGCACAGCTTATCGTGGAGATCGCGGTAAGACTGCATATGACCATGCTTCTGATGGTAATAAACTAACAACTGCAACAGACAGTGGTTTATATAAAATTGCTTCAACTGCAGAAGGACATATTAAATCTTTAACTGCAGTACAAAAAAGTGATATTACTGCATTAGGTATACCAGGTAGTGATAATAATACAACTTATACATTAAGCGCAGATACTACAAATAATCAAATTAAATTAACTCCTAGTACAGGTAGTGCTCAATCAATTACTGTACCTTACGCCACTAGTGCAGGAGCTGCAACAAATGATGGTAGTGGAAATGCTATTGCTAATACTTATGTTAAAAAAGCTGGCGACACTATGACAGGAGCTTTAACAGTTCCTCAAATTAATACGGGAACTGATGCAGCTAATTATTTTCAATCTCAAAAGTTTAGAGGAGAAGGAAATGCCTCAACTTATTATCATGCTGTTGATTTTGGTTATTCGGGTCATAACCAAGTTGATTTTTATGAGTATGGAGGAGTATATAATTTTCATAAACATACAGGAAGTGCTATAGATAGTGGTGATACTTTATTAGGTAAAATTACTGTTAATGGTTGAGAAGGAAATGTTGTCGGTGATGTTAATGGTCTTGCAACAAAAGCTACCGGTGATAAAAATGGTAATGACATTACTACAACTTATTATTTGGCAAGCAATCCAAATGGATATACTTCTAACACAGGTACTATAACAAAAGTCCAAGCCAATGGGACAGATGTGGCTAGTAGTGGAACTGCTAATATACCTGCAGCAAGCACAAGTGCATATGGTGTTACTAAATTAAGTAATGCCACAGATAGTACAAGTGAAGCATTAGCTGCAACACCTAAGGCAGTAAAGGCGGCCTATGATTTAGCTGCTAGTAAAGGTACTGGTACTATTACAGGTGTATCGGTAAATGGTACTAGCGTAGCTACAAGCGGTGTTGCTAATATTACATCAATGCCTGCATCAATTTTAAGTGGTGCGATACCTAGTGCGGTAACTGCAACTACTCAATCTCAAGGAGATAATTCAACTAAAATTGCGACTACTGCTTATGTAGATACTGCTATTGATAATTTACCTGAGCCAATGGTATTTAAAGGTTCATTAGGTACAAGCGGTACTATTACTGCTTTACCTGTTGATGGTAGCGCAACTATTGGAGATACTTATAAAGTTATTACAGCAGGAACTTATGCAAGCAAAGCGGCAAAAGTTGGAGACACATTTATATGTTTAACTAAAACAAGTTCTGCAAATACTTGGGAATTAATTCCTTCAGGAGATGAACCAAGTGGAACTGTAACAAGTGTTACAATTAAAGCTACTTCACCTATTGCTATTGATAGTTCAAGCGCAATTACAACAAGTGGAGAAAGAACAATATCTCATGCTAATAGTGGAGTTACTGCTGGTACATATAGAAGTGTTACTGTAAATGCTACAGGACACGTAACTGCTGGTACTAATCCAACTACATTAAGTGGGTATGGTATCACAGATGCAAAAATAGCTAGTGGAGTTATTACTCTTGGAAGTAATACAATTACTCCATTAACTGCGGATAGTACATTAAATGCCGCAAAATTAAGTGGGACAGTTCCTAGTGGATGTTATACTAATACAACTTATACTGCGGGTACTGGTCTAACACTAGATGGTACTCAATTTAAAGTTACTAGTGCAAATGTATCAACAATGATTAATTTATTAGACACAGGAAGTAGTGATTTAACTGCCAATGATTATGTAATCACTCAATATGTTAATGGAGGAACCACTACTACAACATATCATAGAAGACCTGCTAATAAAGTTGTTAATGCAACCTTAGTTAAAGCAGCTTTAGGAACTGATGGATCTACAACTACTCAATACTTAAATAAAGCGGGCAATTGGTCAACTCCTTCAGATACAAAAAATACTGCCGGTTCAACAGATACATCAAGTAAGATATTCTTAATTGGTGCTACAAGCCAAGCAGCAAATCCACAAACTTATTCAGATAATGAAGTATATGCTACAAGTGGTGTATTAACTACTAAATCTGTTCAAGTTGGTGGCACTGCAGCAACAATGCAATATAACTCAACAGATAAATGTATTGAGTTTGTCTTTGCTTAGGAGGTAATCATATGGCGTTAAAAGTATGATTGCCTCTTAATGGCAATATAAATAATCAAGGTGTAAGTAATGTACCTATTGAGGCAGTGTCTACACCTGTTTATTCTGTAGGTAAACTTGGAGCGCAGAGTTTGTCAGAGGGTAAAATTAGAATCCCTGCTGAATATACTGCGCAAATTTTTAATAATAATGCAATGTCAATATGTTTTTGATATAATAATAATACGGATTCTACTTCTGGAAACCATGCTATTTGTGGATTTAGTGGAAATGGTGAAGGAGATTCTGGAGCTGTTCGTATTTGAGATTTTTTTAATTATAGCACTCCTAACCATTTTCATTGAAGTATGGGAACTTTAGGTGGAGGTTCTTTGAGTAATGTTATTCCCGCGAATACATGGGTTCATATAGCAGTCACTTTTGATGGAAGTAAGGTTTATGTCTATATAAATGGAGTACAGCAAGCAAGTAATAATGCTTCTTCTGCTTATACTTTTGATAAATCTTATTATATTAGTTTTGGTAAAACCCCTCAAAAAATGAATGATTTTAGAATTTATGATGAGTGTTTAAGTCAAAAACAAATAAAAGAAATTAGTAAAGGCTTGGTTGCACATTATAAATTAGATGGGTCAAAAGCTAGTGAAAATTTAATTTTAAGAAGTGATGTAATTACTAGTGGTGGTCAAGCTTCTGGAATTACTAGAACCTATATGAATGATGGAAGTATGAAGATAGTATCAACTTCAGATAATGGTAATTGGTGCTCTATTGGTTTTTTAGAAAATAGTAATACAAACGTTGGTAATAAATTAAGTGTCGGAGATACTTATACAATATCTTGTGATATTAAAGTTGAAGAAGGAACTGTATTTCCAACTTTATTTATTAATGGCGGTAATTCGTATAAACAATTAGGTGGAGTAACATTAAAATTAAATACTTGGCAAAGAGTTTATTATACAAATACTTGAAATGAACCTGGAACTAGTTATGGAAATATTTCATTACATTTAGGTTTTAGTGGTATAGTAGGAACTTATTATTTTAAAAATTTTAAATTAGAAAAAGGCTCTTTTACACCATGGATTCCTGCCCCAACTGACCCGATGTATACATTACGTGGATACGACAGAGATGTTTGTACCGATTGCAGTGGGAATCTTTATAATTTAACAAAAGCTGGGA